GTAAATATGCGGAAAGTAAGAGGAATAGAGTGGGGTTCGAGCCCCCTTGCTTCCACTCGAAAAAGCTGATAAAATGGGCATTCCCGGGCAACGGGTAGTCGAATAGTAGTCAAAATAGTAGTCAAGCCTAAAACGAAAGGAGTTTTTTGCAAAGATTCCAATAATTTTATAGTGAATGAAATGTGACGGATACATGACGGGTAGACCGTCTTTTTTTATGCCAAAATTTAAGCATAAGGAGGGATGACCTTATGGGAAAATTCAAATTTTCAGATGAAACACTGGAACATATATTCAGCAAAGAACGTACAAGGGAAGTGCCGATTAAGTATCAATCAATCATGGTTCATGTGATCGAGGAAGTTTTAGGAGAAACGGGTAATGCTTATGAATTTCAGTCCGTTGGGACTTATGAACAAGCCGACATATCAGACACTTGATGAAGTTGAAATTGCGAAACAGATAGAATCAATGGAAGAAAGGGAGAACAGCCATGCCGCAGCCGATTATGAATCCGAACTATTTCAATCCGCAGTATAGAACACCTATGTACGGACAGTTTATGTCACAACAGGAACAATTCCAACCACAGCAGTTTATGCAACAGCCACAGCAAAACGCAGTACAGATGTACGGTCGTATTGTACCGGCGCAAGAGTGCATAGCACCGAATGAGGTTCCTATGGATGGCAACACAGCATTCTTTCCCAAGCAGGATTTGTCGGAGATCTATGCTAAATCCTGGGGGGCAGATGGGAAAATCTATACAAGGCTCTACAAGCCTTTTTTAGATGCAGACCCTAACAATTTACCGTCAGAAACAGAAAAAGCAAAATTTGACCTATCAGACGAAGCCACAGCGGTATTTATGAAGCGTTTTGACGAACTGGAACAAAAAATTGAGCAGTTGAAATCTTCGCAATCGCAAAGAAAAACTTCACAATCTCAAAGAAAGGATGATGCAGAATGAAAATGATGAATCCTATGCAGATGCTCAAAGGGATGGGAAATCCACAACAAATAATTCAAGGGATTATGGGAAATAGTCAGATGATGCAGAATCCCATGATTAGAAATGTAATGGGAATGGCGCAAAAAGGTGACATATCAGGTGTTGAAAATTTTGGCAGAAATATTGCTAAGGAACGTGGCGTAGATTTTGATTCTGAATTTGAAAAATTCAAGCGTCAATTTCCTATGAAGTAGATACTAAATTCTTGCAAGATTAAGTATAAAAAATCTTATACGGAGGTAAAAATTATGTTTGAGAGTAACAATACTCACTTTACCATGCCTGTTATGCCAGCTAATGGCGGATACAGTAACAACGGTGCATGGGGTGACGATGGAGCATGGTGGATTATTATTTTCGTCCTTTTCTTCGCTTTTGGCGGTTGGGGCGGTAATGGATGGGGCGGTAATGGCTCTAATTCCAGTTACTACACAGATTCTGCATTGCAAAGAGGGTTCGACACCCAGTCTATCATCGGTAAACTGGACGGAATCAACAACGGTCTGTGTGACGGATTCTACGCTGTAAACAACGGTATGCTTACCGGATTTAATGGCGTAAATACCAACATTTTACAGACTGGCTATGGCATCCAACAGGCTATCAATGCAGACACCGTAGCAGGAATGCAGAATGCTAACGCTTTACAGGCACAGTTAGCACAATGTTGCTGCGATACCCGTGAAGCTATCCAGGGTGTAAACTACAATATGGCAACGAATACTTGCGCATTGCAGAACACCATGAATAACAACACTCGTGACATTATCGACAGTCAGAATGCCGGTACAAGAGCAATCCTTGACTACTTATGCCAAGATAAGATCGCTACTCTGCAGGCAGAGAACAACGATCTGCGCAGAGCCGCTTCTCAGGATCGTCAGAATGCTCTTCTGACTACTGCCATGAGTGCACAGACACAGCAGATCATCAACGCTGTGAATCCTGCGCCCATTCCTGCATACCAGGTTCCCAACCCTAATGTATATTACGGATGCGGATGCGGATGTAACACTGGTTGCGGATGCTAAAACTGCATATCGAGTAACTTAACCTTAAGGTTATGTCTGCTATGCAGAATTACTGACAACATGGGGCAGACTATATGGTTTGCCCCTTTGATTTTGAAAGAGAGGTATTTATTATGGCTGAATATACAGCAGTAGCATTACAGACTGTGGCAGCAGGAGCAGACGTTGCTTTTACCGAAACTGCCGTAAATGGAAGTGGTTGTATCACTCACAGAGAGGGATCTGGAATTGTAAAGTTAAGAGGTATCACTAATCAGTGTCGTGCAAGATTCCTTGTAAGTTATTCCGGCAACATTCAGATTCCCACTGGTGGAACTGTTGGGGAAATCTCCCTTGCGCTGGCAGTAGACGGAGAACCTTTACAGTCCACAATAATGATTGTAACTCCTGCAGCAGTAGAGAATTTATTCAATGTTTCTGCACAGGCTTACATTGATGTCCCTCGTGGATGCTGCAGTACGGTAGCGGTTCAGAACACTTCCGCACAGCCTATTCAGGTGCAGAACAGCAATTTGATTGCCGTTCGTGAAGCGTAGGAGGTGAAAAATCATGGATGTTAAGAGAATGCATGAAATGATTGAAAAACTTTCTGAATGTGCTAAAGCGCAGTTTGACAAGGGTATCGACAAAGTAGATATTTGCGAAATGTCAAAAGCCGTTGATATGATGAAAGACTTGTCGGAAGCCATGTACTACCGGGAACTGACAAAAACCATGCAGGAATATGACCCGGACGAAAGCATGGAAATGTTTGAACGTTACGGTGATGGTGGCAGACGGTACTATGACCATTACCGCTATGCTGACGGAAGATTTGCACCTAAAGGTCGTGGAACCTACCGCAGAGGTTATGAAGAGCCACCCTATTACCACATGACACCGGAAATGTATCACCGTGACATGGACAGAGACTTGGGGCGTATGTACTACACGGAAACTTCTTCATCCGGTATGCGTGATGCAAGAGAGGGCAGAAGTGGCATGAGCCGCAGAACCTACATGGAAAATAAGGAACTGCATAAGGCGAATACACAGCAGGACAAAGAAGCAAAAGTCCGTGACCTGAACACCTACATGACCGAACTTGCAAACGACATGACGGAGATCATCAACGATGCAACACCGGAAGAAAAGACGGTACTGCGGAACAAGTTGTCTGCACTGGTAACAAAAATCGGTTAAAACACTTAAGGGGCTTATTTAGCCCCTTTTATGTTGGAGGTGGTAAATTGTTCACGATAAATGGAATAGACTGGAATTTAAGGATCGTAGGCAGTCACAACCCTATGCTGATGCGTTCTGATGGTACATATACGTTTGGAATGACAGACCGGAACACAAGAGACATTTACATATCAGAAATGATTCACGGTAATTTCTATGACCGTGTGCTGTGCCATGAGTTGTGCCATGCGTTCTGCCTGTCCTACAATTTGACTATGGATATTCAGACGGAAGAGATTGTTGCCGACTTTTTGGCTACCTACGGAAGAGAAGTGTTTGCTGTGGCTGATGAAATTATCAAAAATTACATGAAAATGCTTGCGTAATTATTTGAAAAATGCTATAATATAAATGTACACAAACAATTTTACGGGGTGGTAGCCGTAAGGAAAACAGTGTAATGGTTACGTTATGGTGAGTAACCGATTCGTTAAATAGCGTCAAACATGTATTTTAAAAAGAAGAGTGTCCTTGTCGTGGAGGACATTCTTTTTTGTTTGTTTAAAAATAAGGACACCCTTGCGGATGCCCTTAAAATCCTATATTCTATTGTAATTTGATAACTTCTTTGTTACCTGTCCAAAAACTTGTTTCGTATTCCAGTTCAATACTCTGCGCATCCTGCGGAACTACAAATGCAATCTTGTAAGATGTTTTTCTACCGCTTGAAATATTCGCATTCAAAGAAGAGTTATCCACAACACTGTAATTTTGTTCACAATCTGTATCGTCTGCGTAGCACTGGAAATCGTAGATGCTTACATACTTATCATCTTTACTGTTGTTCTGATAGGAAACATCAATCATAATGTATTTTGTTCCATCAGCAGGAGCGTTCCAACCGTATTCATCCTCATAATCAGTGTAGTCAAGGTCAAAATCATTGATTGTTACTTGCAATCCGTCCGCATCGAATGTGTAACCGGGAGAAATAACAGTACCACTCGGTACTTCCGCTTCTTCAACCTTTGATTCCGGTGTACTTTCTGATACTGCGGTAGAACTTTCTTGTATTGCAGAAACAGATGCCTGTGTGCCGGTAGATTCCTTGTTACTATCGGATACACTATTTACAAACAATGCCATAATGGCAAAAATAATAATTCCGATAATAGAGCAAGTCAGTCCTGCGATAGCAGTGCCGTGTTTCTTGTCTTTCTGACATAATGCAATGATAGCAAGAACAGCACCTATAATTCCCGGCACAATTCCAAAAGCTATACAAGCTGTCAAAATACTGATGATTCCTAAAATCATCGAAGCAATTCCTAAACCACTTTGTTTCATAGAGCAATTACCCCTTTCATTTTGAATTTTATAAAATTTTAACACATTTGTGGTATTCTGTCGATAAATAGATGTGAAGTATTGAAAAAATTTTAATGTGTTTCTTTTGATACCCCCGTAGGTCTGCATTTTCAACCGAAAATCTCGTTTTCAGAGGTTTTTGAAAGAAAAATTTTTCTACAATTTTCGTGCTAAAAATTTTCAATCCCCCCGGGGTAGCACTTTTCAAGCTGAAAAATCCGTTTTCAGAGTTTTTTCGCAGATTTTTTCAGACCGATTCAAGGTGTGGAACATCTGTGCACTTCTGCAGTGCACGTTTTGGACGTGTCACCGTGTCGCAGCTTTCGCAAGGTCTCCGACTGCCGAAAGCATGGAATCATACGCAGACCGCAACAGCTCCGCAGATTCCGGAGACATACCACCGGCGGCAGTCTCAACACTTATGACGGTTTCCAGCCGTTCCCCGGCATCCGATACGCTCTCCATAATGTCGTATACATGACCGATTCCCACTTTTCGCATTTTGACAAAATCCCCCTTGCAATATTTGATTGTACACCAAAACAGCGCAAGCCGTCAATATATCCGAGCGCAGGATCTGACCGGATCCGGTGGAAGAGTAACACAAATAGACCGCCAGACGGCAGCAGATCCAACGGAACACGACAAAAAGACGGTTGCAAGCCGTCTTTTATCTGTTTTCCAGTTCAAAAATTGCCCATCGCAAAACTGCGGCTGTCTCCGTGTCTTTCTCTCGCTCCGCACACTCTAACAGCTTGTATAGTCTTTCAATGTTCTTTTCTTCCATCCTATGGTAACCTCCTTTTTTTTATTTTTGGGTAAATTTCACCCATAAAACCGCCGCCGGTAGTGATCCGGCGGGCATCCTCTGCGGCGGCTATTTTAATTCAAATGTATAATATATGAGTTTCCCATTATTTCCCTTCACTGCCTTAACGGTGGTTAATTTTTCTAACGCCTGCGACATTGGGGCGCCATACGTTCCGCGCGTCCAAAGTCTGGACTTTTCCGCCATGTTCCAAAAACAACCAATTTCTATACCTGTTGCAAATTCCGGAAGTTTCGAAAATGTCTTTTTGATAAAATTTTCGCACCATTCAACCTTAATTTTTCGCATACTTCATTCCTCCATATTTTCAATTTTTCCCGTTTCCGGGTAAAAGCAAGCCGGGGAATCGAACCCCGGTGAAAGCCTGTCTTACTTGCTTAACTCTCTATAGTACCGGAGCACATACCCGGCAAGCGTTGCAAAAATTAGTAATATAAAATTCTCCATTTTTCACCTCCGGAACTTATTCATTGCACGCAATCATTCCAGCGATAAAATAATAACATTCGCTTGCTGTCATTCCGTAGGAGTTCCCGATGGTTTTAATTCCTCCGGATGTGTTTCCTACCATCTGCACTGCATAGCCAGCAGCATCTTTATAAAGTCTATAACTTCCCACTGTATTCCATTCGGGTTTTTCAAATCCCTTCATTGCGTTTAATCTTGCGATCATGTTTTCTAAAGTTGCTTTTCTCATATTGCTTTTACCTTTTCACCCGTGTTATAATATGGGTGCCTTTCTTTTTGGGTGCCGGTGTTCGCTTGGTAGGTGGTCACCGGCTTTTTTATTTGTTGATATTATAATAACAAATATATTGCACATATACAATATGTAATATTTAACAAAATAATGCACATATAACCATGCGTTTATTAGTTAAAATGTATATTGCACATATTTTATTGACAAACTAATGCACATATAGTATAGTAAAGCTATATTTATATTGTATGGAGGTAATAAGAATGGGTATAAACAAAACAAGTGAAGCACAATTAAAAGCTAGTAGAGAATACGAAAAAAGAAACGACCGTATAAATATAGTTTTTCCGGCAGGCACTAGGGACAAAATGAAAGAGCTTGGAATTGAAAAGCCGAACACGTTTATTAAAGAAGTAGTTGCGGCAGAACTTGAAAAAATGGAGAAATACAAAAAATAATGCACATATATCTATTGACATATAATGCACATAATGTTATAGTGATATCACGATATCAAACAAGTGATATCATACTAATGATATCATGATATCACAGCAATGATATCACACAAATGATATCATAAAAAACTAATGATATCGCATTAATGATATCACAAGAAAAGGAGGTGCTATGCTAAAATGGCGGAAACATTTAACCAAATGATTAGATTCCCGAAAGACCTAGAACCGCAGATCAAAGCGCAGGCAGAAAATAACGGTGTAAGTGTAAACCAGTTTGTTATAGGTGCCGTGATTGCAGCATTGCAACCAGTACAACCGCAGACAGTGACAGAGCAACCGAAAGAAACGCCCGTGGCAGGCTCTAGAAGCCACTTAGACGAGAAAATCGCACTCATACAGGCAAATGAACGGCTACACGCTTTACAAGCCAAAACAGCGGCAGAAAGAGCCGCTAGAGAGCACGGAGAAGTTAAACCAGTTATAAAACATCCTCCGAAATGGGCAGGCTTACCAGGACAGCGGCCGGATGAAAGTAACGTTGAATGGGTGGAGCGCAAGACAGCAGAAGCAAACGAAATTTATAAATCAGCAATGGAACGTCTGAAAGCTGAAAAGGAGAGTGAAACCAAATGACAGGCACACCGGAACAAATCGTAGAAAAGAAAGCCGCCCGGATCCGCTCAAACGTCCGGCAGTTCTTCCGGTACTATCGGGAGCAACTGGAAACAACGGAATCCGAACGGCTGAAAGAATTTAACCGGGCAGAACTCCAAGCACTGGAAACAGTGCAAGCGGAAACGCTCCAAGCACTGGAGAGCATGACCGATCAGGAGTTATTGGCCAGCAAAACCGCATACGGTGACAGGGCACTAATTGACCGGATCACAGCGAGAGCGGAACGGATAAGAAGAACAGAAAGAGCAACAGCATAAACAGGAATTAAGCAGGTGTAACAGCCTGCTTTTCTTGATCTATTTTCACTGCGATATTTTAACGTGCTAAATTTTGTAGACGCAGATTAAATAAAAGGAGATTAGATTAAATAAAGGTTAGATAAAATAAAAGTAAATAAGAGCAGAAAGATATTGTATAACCAAGTATATATAAATACTAGAGCCGACCAGCTGCCACCATACACCCATCTGCAAAAATTACCTGTCTGTCTGTCAAAAAATCCCATTTGTCAAATTTACACGGATGATATTTTTTAATCGCATGATTTTTATTTGCTCAGGATCACCGGCAGACATACCACAATAACAAATCGTCAAATGCGTAAAAGGTTGTTGTAGATTTATAAATAGCACTTATGGTATGATAAAAGCAGTTAGGGAGCCGACGTTAACACGGTGCGAGTGACAGCGGAGCAAATCCAACCCCCTCTGGATACGCAGCCGCCCAGATTGTAACCAAGACCACCGGAGCCGGCAGACCGGAAACGACAAGAAGTCACTAGCTTGTCACTTTTTTAGATTTATGTTTTTACCTGATCTGTGGAGGAGATCAAAAGACATAGGTTTATTGAGTGATGCTTGTGATTTTTTTATTGCAGATTTCAGGAGGTGTAGAGCGGTGCAGGACGTCAGAGAGATTCCAAACATTGACGAGATTAAAAAAAATATCCGGAAATACTTTGACGATTATTGTGCAGCTTATGGCATCGATGACATGAGATCACAACGGCAACCAGTTTTTAATGGTGCTATGCAATATATATATAATAATTATATAAGACCTAGCAATGTATTAAAAGATATACCCCAAAACGTAGTGGATAATAGTATTAACCAAATGCTAACTAACTACAATGCGTACAATATAGATCTGTTGTATGAGGTTTATTTATATCTTAGGGAGTTAGCTAACGCCTATGATATGACTGCTACAGCTGATACATTTAAGATATTAACAGGGATATCTAAACAGGCTTTAAGTGCATGGAGGACTAAATCAAGTACATCGAGCATGGACGAGGCCAGAAAAGTTTTTGTAAATTGGTTAGATGATGCAGATTGCGATCAACTTGTTGCTTTTAACCTGCGGAATGCTCTAGGAGCAACGGAACGATTAAACAACGACCACGGAAGGAAACAGACCACACAACAAGAGATTGTACACAAGATAGCCAAGACAGCCGACCAGCTCCCACGATTAGACACAGATTTTGGACAAAATACATCAATGTTGACCGATTCCGGAGCGTATGACGATAGCATCATAGATGCAAATGATTAGCAACAAGTGCGGAAACGTGCGGAAATACGGGATAGTTAAGAACGTGTCAATAAAGACTGCGCGAAGCGCGAATTTTGCGCATAGTTGAAAAGACGCATAGCACAACGGGGGAGGGGGTCTGACAGGATCAGAGAACAGCCCCTACTTAGTCCCTCAAATTTCCTCAAAAATAAAAAGCCCTTTAGGAGGTGTACCACATGATTTTCATTTACATAGTTTTAGCATGGATACTGGTTCAATTGCATGCTCCTGCATGGGTATATATCCTGTTCATCATCGGAGTATTTTTAAGAGTAGTAGTCACTGGTAGAGATTAAGTGTATGCAGATATTTGGGAAAGAGATAAAAGACGAATGTTCAAAATGTGGTGAAGTGCTGCAATGCGAATTATTTCTGCAATGTCACGGAATCAAGAGAGACCGTGAGAACGTTACGGAAATGGTTAGCTGTCAGATGGAGCACCAAAAGAGCAGACTTGATAAAGAGCCTAAAGAAGATTTACCAGTTAAGGAGAAATGCGAATTGCCACCGGAGATTAAAGAGATCTACACAGAGGTTTGGAAAATACATAAAGAGTGTGCTAATCCGAAAACGGATGAAGACTGGGAATATCTTATCCGGCAAGGCAATCTGCTGATTAAAATGCATAACAATAGCCAGTTTGCTAAAGCACTGGTAATGGCAATGATCGATGAAATTGAAGGAAGGACGAAGAAAAAATGCTTGGATTCATGATTTTAAAAATAATGACAACGTTGGTATTGACAGTTTTAGCAATACCTGCTTTATGGTATGCTCCAAAACAGAAAACAGCATCAGACGGAGTTATTTTATTTGCGTTCGCAATGTTCCTTGCATTTGGAATAACTTTTATGTGGGTATAGCCTATGTGGTTACCGGAGATTATGCGAATTATCCCATATCACATTGTTGAATGGGTTAAATTCATAAAGCCATTGTTATTACCGAATATCCAGTGTTGTGTTGGCATCGGATATGTGGCAGAGAAATCAAGGCATCAAGAGTGTATGTAGCCTGTGTGTGGGAAACGAAAAATGGAAATATGCGTTCGACAACACCAAGTTTTTCAAAGTACTGTACACAGGCGAGAAAATTTTTTAGATAAAGCGATATAGGGTGTTTCACGAAAATAATCCGGGAGCAGATGGTCTCTCTCCCGGAGTTTAGGACTATCGCCAAGCGGTAAGGCACAGCACTTTGACTGCTGCATCCCAGGTTCGAATCCTGCTAGTCCTGTTTCGCAGATGTTTTCTTCTTTCGGTCTTTGCCATCTGCGAATATTCCATCTACATGGAAGACTCCTTTCACCTCATAGCGGAATGCTGTTAAGAGCCGTCACAAGGCTCGTGAGGGTTGAGTGGTTTATGATAGCCAACTCTTCACGGAATACCGTTGTAGGTTTTAATCCGTGGTTTGTCAGTAAAGACATTAAAATCCTGCACAGCTCTTGCAGACATAAAATGGGCGTAGGTGGTTGGGTCGCTCCCAACTAGCAGGTAACTGGCGGATGTCCTGCGAAAATAAAAATAGCCATAAGTGTTGCGCTGTGTCAGCGCCTTAAATGTAGGCATACAGCTTATGGAAACGCACATGATCGGTTAGTCAAGTGGTAAGACACCACCCTTTCACGGTGGTAACGCGAGTTCGAATCTCGTACCGATCACTGGGATGTAGCGCAGTTGGCGAGAGCGGCTGTCTTATACACAGTATGTCATGGGTTCGAGTCCTATCATCCCAATTTCACTCAATCCATAAAAAACACTATTCGGCAGGTGCGTGGTGGATAGATGTAATGGATGGATTGTTTCAAGAAATCGCACCATCAAGATGCAGTGTTCCCATAATGGAATTGGAGCCGGTTGCTATCCGGTCGGGCGTTTATTCGCCTTGTAGGTTCGAATCCTACACACTGCGTTTATACGAGCGGGAACGCATATCATTGTTCGCAGGGGGATATGCATAATTGTGAGTTGAGATACCTGTTCTAGCAATTAACCATGCTATATTTGCCGTATGTCCGGGTGGTGAGGGAGCGGTCTTGAAAACCGTTGGCTGTAAAAGGCTTGCAGGTTCAAATCCTGTGTACGGCGTTTATCTTTATCTCCACTTAGTCAGGTGCTACTGCAATAGTTCCGGTCGATGGGAGATGTATGGATAGTAGTTGCTCATTATCGGTCAACGAAAAACACTTCTGCGAGTAGAATTTGCAGATTCAAAAGTAGTCGTACCTTGTTTGGGTCGGGTGGGTTCAACTCCCACGGCAACTATTCCCCAGCTAAAACGTAAGCCACATATGTTTAGCAAAAACCAAGCCTATGAAGTAGAGAACAGACAAGACTGTGAGATTGTGGATAGTCAGTGACAAGTAGGCGGTGCACATTTGGTTATGGCAAGCGCAAGCCATAAAAGGTTTTACGGTGCGATTCCCATGTATAGCTTCAGTGGTAGAACAGCATCCGCATAGGATGTGTGTCGGCGGTTCGATTCCGTCTGCATGGGTTACGGAGGATTTGATGATGAATAAATTGAAAGACTATCAACCGCAAACAGAAGCATTACGAAATTTTAGTATAGATGTTTCCAAAAAAAGCGGTAGAAAAATACGCTTTGGAAAATTTTGGAAGGATACCGCAAAGTTTTATTGAAAGAGATTTTGCAAGGAACTGTAAAGTGATGGAAGAAAGCAGAAGGATTGTGAAATAAAATGAAAGACACGATATTATACATCAGTGATAGAGAAAAAAGAGTAGTAGATTTCTTAAAATATCTTCAAGAGAAACTGGAAGATAATAAAAAGTGGTGCGATTTAGATTATCAGCACGATATTTTAAAAACTGAAAATTATGATATTGTTGGAAAATCATTTTATGGAAGTCGTTTGGGGTGTGGATATGGGCATTGTTTATATTACTGCATCGATGAAATAATTGACAAAAATAAAATGACAGAAAAAGATAATGAACAACTAAAGGAAATTTTGGTTCATGTCAGAGAATGTGCAGAGCAAGAATCGGAACTTGGTATATTGTATATTCTTGGTTTGGTGTAAAAACAGGAGGACAAGTGATGAAAAAATCACGTTCTAAAATAATTATCAAAACAAGAAAAGGCGGATACACCAAGATATACGCAAACGGCAAGTGGCAGAAGAAAGTATACAACATAAATTTCCATGCGGACTGCATTGGGAATTTTATAACTACGATATGCACTTTTGATAAATACAAAGCGGACAAAAATGGCTCTATTTTGTATGACAAGGAAACGTTGGAAACAATGGTAGAGCATTGTGAAGCGAGGTTTTAATCATGTGTAAATCTTGGGAAGAAGCATTTAAAAGAAGACATGATATTATACCAGAAAAAATTGAAATGTTTAAAATGTCAGAGGAAGAATATGTAAAGAAGACTATGCCGGAACCGTTGATAAGGTTAGAAGAGGAACGATGCAGAAATTGTAACCGCCTTTTAGGCAAATTCAACGGACAGGCTGAAATCAAATGCCCGAAGTGTGGGAAAATCAATAGAATTGGGGTGAAATAATTTATGAATCAAGCAAAGTTGGTGAAATGGCAATATTGCAAAAACCTTAATGATATAAATCAAGCCATTCTGCAAAATGACCAGGATTGGGAAGAATTAAAGAGTGCAGAACAAATTATTAGTATAACATTTGACACAAACCATATGTGTTATGTTGTGTTTTGGACTGCTTAGCATAGCAAATAGAATATTTTCTAGAGCACCAGTCGTAGAGTGCCTACGCAGAGAGCCAAATTTCCAAAATGTAAGGAAAGGAGGCTTTTTTATATTGGCAAGTCAGAGCCTTATATCGGCAGTAAACAGCTATGACAATTACATACAGCGCAAGGGAATTGATGAACAGGTCATTGATGCGTACATAGAAGCCTGCAGAGTGGCTATAAACGGTGAAAAGGATATAACTTATGGCTTACAGATAACAAATCGTTCTAAAGGCATTGTAGAGCGTTTCTGTATGGAAAGAACTGGAGGAACCATATGGGATTTGGAAAAGTATTCCTTTGCGAACAAGACGCACTATTCTCTGACAGATAAGTTGTACGATGTTCTTCTACTAGAAGCACAAAATAAGGTTGTGGACAGTGCCTACAGATACTTGGAAAAGAAAAGAGAACCTAGAGAGCGGTTCTATATGCCACGTAGAAAGCAATTTCTTAAAATCGGTCTCATGGATGCCATTCAAGGCATGATTGATGATAAATACGACATTCTATGCGTGTCTCTTATCCCAGGTGCTGGAAAAACCACGGTCGAGAAAATGCTGAATGCGTTGGTAGCAGGATGGTTTCCGAGAGATTTCAACCTTTTTTACTCCCACAGTGGAGATATTACACGTATGTACTATGACGGTGTGTACGATATTTGTACAAATTCTGACGAGTACACTTGGAATGAAATCTTCCCAAATCTTTCTGTTACCAGTACTAACGCAAAAATGGAACAGTTTAACATCGGCAAATATAAGCCATTTCCATCCGTTCAGTGCACATCTGTAGGAAGTAAAAACGCTGGTAAAGTACGTGCATCTAAGTTTTTGTTCGTAGATGACATGATCGGTGGCATCGAAGAAGCTATGAATCCTATAATTTTGGATAAACTGTGGGACAAGTATGCGGTAGATGCAAGACAAAGAAAGACACAAGATACTGACGGAAAGAATTGCAAAGAGATCCATATTGCTACCAGGTGGAGCGTAAATGATGTAATCGGTCGGATCCAAAATATGTATGAAGGGAATCCGAGAGTAAAAGTAATTGCAGTGCCGGATATTGACCCAAAAACAGGATTAAGCAATTTTGACTACGAATTTTCCGGATTTACGGTTGCTTTTTTTGAAGATCAACAATTACTCATGGATGAAATCTCTTATAGGTGTCTTTACAAGCAAGAGCCTATTGAACGTGAGGGATTGTTATTTCCAGAAGAAAAAATCAGACGTTATCTTAATCTGCCACATGGGGAACCGGAAATTATTACCGGGCAATGCGATACCAAGGGAAAAGGAACCGACTTTTTTGTTCTTCCGGTATTGCAAAAGTACGGAGAAGATTATTACTGCGTGGATGCTGTTTGCGACAATACTGCGGATTATGAGATGCAGTATGAAAATGCTGCAAATGTACTTGTTAATAATAAAGTGCAAGAGTGCGAATTTGAGCGTAATGCCGGCGGTGACCGTGTGGCAATGGAAGTAAATAAGCGTGTAGAGAGTAAAGGATGGATATGCAACATCACAGACACACCGACAGAGACAAACAAAGAAGCAAGAATTTTTCAGTGCTCTAACTGGATTTTACAACACGTAATATTCAAAGATCCATCATTGTATAAGCCTAACGAACCATACGGTGTAATGATGTCGTTACTGAAAAGGTATTCTGTTTCAGGAAAAAAACAGTTAGATGATGTGCCTGATGTATTTTCAAACTTTGCATTGCGAATTACAAACGGAAACAGGGTAGCAAAAGTAGAAGCAATTCAAAACCCATTCTCTTTCGGACGGAGGTATTGATTATGGTGACTAAAGAGGTTTTATCTCAATACATAGATTTACAGGAAGAAATCAAAGAAGTACAGCAGAAGATTAAAAAACTTGAATCGGATATCAGAAAAATTGAATCGGATGGGAATGTTGTTGACAGCGTATCAGGTGGATGCGGCGGCACTGAACATTTTCGTATTGAAGGATTCCCTTATCCAGAGTACAGCAGAAAACGGACACTGCTTTATTCCAGAAAGGCTACTTTACAGCTTTTAGAGGACGATTTACTGCAAAAAAATAATGAAGTCGAAGAATTTATTGCAAGCGTTCAGGACAGTCGTATAAGACGAATCATAAATTTACGATTTATTGAAAAATTATCATGGAACAAGGTTGCTGATAGAATCGGTGGTGGAAACACAGAGGATAGCGTAAGAAAAGCATTTGATCGTTATATGGCAAATTAAAATAATACGGAGGTATAAAAATGGCAAAATATAGAAAGATACCTATTATTGTTGAAGCTATTAGATGGAATGGCATTAACTTAGATGAAATAAAAGCATTCGTTGGGAAATCGCTTATATATGAAATTATCGATGATGCTTGGAGAGCAGGAAAATCTTCACCTCATGTAATCATGAAAATAGAAACTTTAGAGGGATATATGAACGTATCTATAAATGATTTTATAATAAAAGGAGTAAATGGAGAATTTTACCCTTGCAAGCCTGATATTTTTGAAAAAACATACGAAATCGTATAGTTCCATATAAACTTGTCCGATATGTCCGATTTTTCCGTGATACTATTAAGATACAGAAAGATTCCAAGATATTTTTCATTTTCTCCTCAGATCATGTGAAGACTACAGAAGTACCGCTCTTATCAGCAAGGGCGGTATTTTTGTGCGCAGAAAAGAGGTATTTATGATTTTTAACCAAAAAATTAGAGTGTACTGCCCTGGATGCGGACGGTTGGTCGGTGAATGCAGTTCAAAATCACACATCGACAAGACATATAAGTGCCGGAATTGCAATAAGATGGTTGTTTACCATACGGAGACCGGAGAACGTGAGATCAAGAAACTTCCCAAAAGAGACCAGAGCAGCGGAATTACATTTATGTAGGTGAAAATATGAACACTATGAAATTTCAAGACCTTGTAAAGGGTTGTCACGGTAGAAAAATTGCATATACGGATGTAGAGCAGATAACCGCAGACAACATTGTAAAGGTTATTGGTGATTGCATCGGTGTTTTTAATTACAATAAGTCAGTTATCAAGTACTTGTGGGAGTACTACAAAGGAGATCAACCGGTACTGTACAGAACAAAGCTGTCAAATGAGGATATAACAAACAAAATCGTTGAGAATCATGCTTATGAGTGGGTACAGTTCAAGGTCGGTCAGACTTACGGAGAGCCTATTCAGTTTGTCAGCAGAAAAGATGATGAAGCTGTAAATAAGGCAGTAGACGAACTGAATGATTACTTAGCAGATGCAAATAAGCATGAGAAAGACATAAAAGCTGGTGAGTGGCAGTCGGCAACCGGAACATCATTTAAAGCTATTCAGATTGTGAATGGAGATGTGCCTATCCGTGTGGTTGCACCTAATCCTCTGAACACGTTTGTTATTTATAACCGTAGTTCCGAAGAACCAATTTTGGCGGTACAGGAATTAAAAGATGAAAATGGAGAGTGGTACAAACTTTGCTACACAGAATCCTATGAATGTAAGATAAAAAACAGTGCGGTTGTTCCTGATACATGGAAACTTCATGGATTTGGTGGTATTCCGATTGTAGAATTTCCGAACAACCATGAGCGGTTGTCTGATATTGAACTTGTTATAGATCTGTTGGATGCAATCAATAATACGCAGTCAAACAGAATGGACGGCATAGAGCAGTTTATCCAGGCATGGTACAAATTTGTAAACTGTGAGATTGACGAAGAAGAGTTCAAAAAAATGAAGATGAACCATGCGTTGGTCGTAAAGTCCATTAACAAAGACAATAAATCCGATGTGGACGTTATGTCGCAAGAACTTGACCAAACGCAGACACAGGTTTCCAAGGATGATTTAACAGACAGCGCACTTTCAATTTTGGGAATACCGAACAAGCAAGGAAACACTGGCGGTGATACGCAGGGTGCGGTTGAACTGAGAAACGGATGGGATTTTTCAAAATCAAGAGCAAGGCTTAAGGATCCGGTTGTTAAGACAGCAGAGAAGAGACTGGCCAAGGTTGCGCTTAATGTTATCCGCATTAAGAAAGAGGATCTGAAAATCACTCTTAGAGATTTTGATGTGCAGATCAACCACAGTCCACAAGATAATATGTATACCAAGTCGCAGACATTACTGCAACTTCTGCAGTGTGGTATTCATCCTCTTATTGCAATTAAAACGGTTGGGCTTTGGGGAGATTGCGAAAAGACTTTCAACCTTTCTAAACCTTACCTTGATGCTCTGTGGAAAACTGCTGATATTATCAACATGGAAGAGCAGATGGCAAAAGCACAGGAAATTGTAAAACAAATGCAAAATAAGACAGTTGCCTAGAAATAGGTGGCTGTTTTTATTTTATAAAAATTCGCAATGCCGTGAGCGTATAAACCGGCAATGTCAACCGGTGTCGTTGCACCGTATAAAAATTCGTAGGACATAACGGAGGTAATTTATGAAGAGAGAAGAACTGACAGCTATGGGTTTGACTGATGAACAGATTGAAAAAATCATTGCTGAGAATAGCAAGGATGTTCAGGCAGCAAACGCAAAAGCAAACAAAAACAGTGAAGAGTTGACAAGACTGCGTGAGTTGGAAAAGGAATACACAGCCATGAAAGATAAGGGTTTATCCGATTCGGAAAGACTGCAAAAAGACCTTGATTCTGCAAATGCAAAAATCGCAGAACTTGAAAAGACACAGGCTATTGCGGATCAGAGAAGCAATGCAGCATCCAAGTTTAACATTTCTGCTGAACAAGCATCACAGGTTATCAAGGATGACGGCAGTTTTGACTACGAAGTACTCGGAAAAATTATCTCTGATAAAGAGACTGCTGCGGCACAGGCTAAAGAGCAGGAAATCGCAAACGGAACCACAAATCCGGGCGGTGGTAGTGCTGGCGGTGGCAAAGATGAAAAGACAGAAGCCGAAAAAACGGCAGAAACTATCGGAAAGACTTTAGCCGGAGAAAACGAGACGGCAAAGTCCATTGTAGAAAACTATTTATAGGAGGTAAAACAGAATGAAATTTTCTGAATCCACTGTTACTACACAGAAAGAGATTTTAAAGCGCAAGCTTGGTGGAGAGTTATTCGAAGGAATTACCCTTGACGCAACCGCATTTACAAACGGTGTATGCAAAGCCGGTAGCCCTATTGCGGCAGACGGAAAGTTTGTAAACGGAAGAACGACAAGTGGAGACAGCGTTTCGGTTAATGATGCTGCTCCTGTTGGCATCCTTCTGAGTGATGTTTACGACAGCAATCCTAATGGAACGATCGTAAAGGCTTTTGCTTGCGTGAATGAAGCAAATGCTAACGCAAATGCAGGAATTACTATTGCAGAAGCTGTAAAAACTGCACTGCCTTTAATCGTATTTGAGTAACTATCTGACCATAACTAACCGTAAAAATATCGGTAGAAAGTGAGAAATAGAATGAATATTAGAGATGCTTACAATAGTAAAGCAATCGCACTTGTGAATACAGAAGTCGCAAGTAATAAGATTGCGTACCTTGGAACAGGATTATTCCCTAGCAAAAAGAAGATGGGGCTGGACTTAAAGTGGATTAAAACCGCTAAGGGACTGCCTGTTTCTCTTTCCCCTTCTAACTTTGACGCAAAGTCCACTATCAGAAGCCGTGAGGGATTTAAGATGACTGAAACAGAAATGGCATTCTTCCGGGAATCCATGCTGATTAAGGAATCTGACGAACAGGAAATCATGAGAGTACAAGATTCTACTGACCCTTATGCAGCAGAAGTGCTGAACAGAATCTTTGATGATGCAAATACTCTGGTTGATGGTGCTAATGTAGTACCGGAGAGAATGAGAATGCAGCTGCTTGCACCCAGTGACGGATCTCCTAAGATTTCCATTCAGGCTGACGGTGTAACCTACGCTTATAACTATGACCCTAACGGAACCTACAAAGCCAACAACTTTGCAGAACTTACAACTACGACCGATAAGTGGTCTGATACCGAGAACTCTGATCCTATGGATGATGTTTCCGTAGCCATTGATGCCGTAGAAGAAGCTACTGGCGAGAGACCTTCCATCATGATTGTCTCTAAGAAGACCATGAACTACTTAAAACAGAACAAAAAGATCAAGAGTGCTGTTCTTGCACAGAATACAACCGCAAATGTATTTATGACCGATGCGAGAGTAAAGGAACTGTTCTCTACCGAACTTGGCATTAGCATCATTGTATACACTAAGCAGTACAAGGATGAAAGCGGAACTGCTCATAAGTTTTATCCTGATGGATTTGCGACCCTTATTCCTAACGGTGCACTGGGTAGCACATGGTATGGCACTACTCCCGAAGAGCGTACACTCATGGGTAATCCTGCCGCAGATGTAAGACTTGTGAATACTGGTGTTGCTGTTGCTGTCAGCGTAACAGAGGATCCCGTACAAACCAAGACTACAGTATCAGAAATCGTACTGCCTTCCTACGAGAGAATGGATAGCACCTATGTAATTAAGTGCTACTAAGGAGGTGCGCCGGATGAAATTTGACCATAAGGTGAAATACAACGGCACCTGGTATCTTCCGGGAGATGAAATCCCGGAAGAAAACCATAATGCAGAGGAAAGCAAGGAATTGCCGACAAAGAGCGCAATTAACCGCATGAGCACTGCGGAGTTGCAAACATTTGCAAAAGAGCAAGGGATTGCAGATGCAGAAGCACTTACAGGCACAGAACTGAAAAAGGTTCTAATTGAAAAGTTTGAACTTTAAGAGGTAACACATGGCAGAATATACGACTTTGGAGCAAGTAAAAATCCGTCTGAAACAATTTCATATTGATTCTGAAAGCTCCGAGGTCGTGTTTGACCATTTGGAAGAAAATCCTCTTTTGGAACAACTTATCAGTCAAGCAGAAGCCGACATCAGAGCAAAAAGAATGTACCCGGAAAGTTACACAGAAGAGAAGATTGCTGCGGATATGAAAAAATTTCAGTCCGTGGTGGTTAATCTTGTCGTGTATGACAGATCGCAAGCCGGTGAAAACTTCATGGCAAGCTATTCAGAGAATGGAGTGTCGAGAACATGGAGAGACCGTGAGGATCTGTTTGTTGGTGTATTTCCATTTGCAAAAGTTTTATAACCCCATCGAAATCGAGGGGTTTAGAAGATTGTGCGTGACCATGTTACTGATTCCAGTAATAAGGTTGCAGGCGGCACACTTTAAGGGTGGTGGGCGGTGTGCCAACAAACAAGGAAGGCGGTATATGATGTGACTATAGAGTTATCTACAGCAATCATTATAAGCGTGTTATCACTCGGTTTTTCCGTCTACATTGGTCTGAAAAACAGCAAAAGAACAGACACAAAGGATATTGAGGAACGTGTGAAAGAAAACACACGCATCAACATGAAACTGGATACCATCCTTGATACTATCAATGAAATGAAAAGCGAGCGTTCAGAGATGAAGAAAGAGCTTGCAGTGCATGAACAGAAGCTGGCAAAGGTTGAAGCCAGTACGGCATCTGCGCATCATAGACTTGATGGAATTGAGGAAAGACTTAACATTAAAGAGAACGGAGGTAAGGAATGATGGATTTTTCACAGGTAGGAACTTGTGTTGCAATCGTGGTTATCTGCTATCTTGCCGGTATTGGAGCGAAGCTGATTCCGGTTATTAAGGATAACTACATACCGGTTGTTGTTGGCATTGTAGGTGGCATTCTCGGAGTAGTAGGAATGTATGTTATTCCGGATTTCCCGGCAAATGATGTGCTGAATGCGATTGCGGTCGGAATTGTTTCCGGTTTGGCAAGCACTGGTGTAAATCAGATTTACAAGCAGGTGAAGAAAGATGCTTGACATTAACAAGCAGGACATGAAGTACTCACGGCAGGGAGAAAAAGTCACGATTTATAACCGTGACAAAAACGGTAACATTATTTACGATGAAGTGGCAGGTGAAAAAATTCCGTCAATCAAAGGAACGATTACGGAATTTTTAGAACCCGTCCTTTTTTCTGCCAACATCAGTAATAAGCTGTCGGAAGTACTGGTAAAAGAATTTGGTATTGATGATTCCAGTTCCTATTGTCAGATTGTGACCGACAAAGGCTATTTGCCGATTAAGGCAGGGGACGTTATCTGGAAGAAGTCAGAAGTAGGTCGTGACGATGACGGACTTGTGGACAACAAGACTGCGGACTATGTTGTCAAAGGCGTTGCAGACGAGGGACTGACAGCAGATTTGTTTTTGTTGCAAAAGACGGTGAAGTAGGTGATTGACTATGGAAGGTGACAAAGAAAAATTAACTATTCCAAAACTGGAAAATGGAATTTTCACTGAAAAAGGTGTATGGATTCACGGATGTGACTATTCCAAAGAAATGGTAGGAAAATATGGGAAAGACAATCAACATTAACCTGTTTGACCCAAAGTCCATACAAGCGGCTGTAAAGGCTCTTAGAGACTATGAAAATAGCTTAGAGTATAAATGTAGGCTACTGGCTGAAACACTGGCAAAAAATGGTGTAGAGATTGCTAGAGTGCAGATTGCTGACCTTGATGCTATCTTTACATCGGAACTTTTGCAAAGCATCCATTCAGAATATGTTGGTTCCGTAAAAGGTGGCGGTGTTTGGGCGGTGGTTGCCGGTACAGACCATGCGGCTTTCGTGGAGTTTGGTACTGGTGTTGTCGGAAAGCAATCACCGTACAAAGGAAATCTACCGGAAGGTGTTGACTGGCAATATGCAAGCGGAAAAACCATAAGGCAACTTGCGGATGGAAGATATGGATGGTTTTATCCTGCGGATGACGGTAAATGGTATTTTACAGAAGGTATGCCGTCAAGACCATTTATGTACCTGACTGCAATAGAACTTCGTGATATTGTATCACAGACAGCAAAGGTGGTGTTTGGTAGTGGATAATGAATATCAGTGGGTATCAGATTTTAAAGTCAAGATTGCATCGTACTTAAAAATGAAGATACCGCAGAGCCATCCTAAAGCTTATGTGACGGACAAAAGTAAGGATTTGTCAGACCCTACATTCCCTACGGTGTACTTCCATGCTATGCCGTTTACAGAGACAGGACAAGACCTTGAAGCACGTTCTGTTAATGGAATCACAGCATCATACCAGGTGGATGTGATAACCAACAAAAGTCAAGAAGAAGCCGAAGCTATCATGTCTACGGTTGCCGGACTTTTCAAACGTCTGCGATTTCAAATAACTTCCATGCCGGAGTTCAATAATACTTCGCAGGACACATACAGAAGCACTGCACGGTTCAGAAGAACAGTAGGTGCTGATGATACATTGTAACTATTAGAGCCATATGGCTCTATTTTTTTATGCAAATTTAAGGAGGTATAAATTATGGCAGCAGCCGGAATTTCTACTTTAGGTATTACTTTCGGATATGGTACAGAGACAACCGCTGGAACAAAACCTACAAGTTTTAAGCAACTTACAAGAATTAATGCCATTGGCGGCATCAGCATTGAACCTGAACAGATTGATGCTTCTGCGTTAGAAGATGCAATCACCAGATATATAAAAGGTCGTGCAGATACTGGTGGATCTTTTGCAGTCACAGTCAACTTTACATCAGAGACCGTGGCTGAATGGACTGCACTTATCACAGCCTACAAGGCTCTTACTGGTGGAAATAGAATGTGGTTTGAAACCGTTATTCCCGGAGAAGATAAATCTTTCTTCGTTGTTGCACAGCCGCCCGAGCAGATTCCACAACCAGAAATCGGACAGAACGAACTTCTGACGATCGAAATGAATCTTACCATTGAGGAATACAAGGGATTGGATGCTACCGTTGCACTGACAACGGGGGAATAGCAAGTCAGTCAGAAACAAATAACACTGCCGTGGCTGACTTTGATGAAGCGGTAGATGAAACATTAATTTAGCAAAAAGAGAGCCGTCTTCGGGCGGCTCCTTTCCAACAAAATGTTGGGGAAAGGATATGTTTTTATGAAGAAGATTTTAGTTAATGATGTTGAATATACTTTAGAGTTTGGATTCGGTGCTGTGGAGTGCAAGGATTTGATTCAAAAGATGTTTCTTATGCTTTCCGGTGGCTATGTAGCTAAAAAAGCAAAAAATGTACAGAATCCCACACCAGAAGAAATTGTAGATGGTAGCGGATATATGCTTGCAGAATTTCCTCATGTATGCAAAACGGCTTTTTATGCTGGTCTTATCGAAAACCATGAAGATATTACACCGGATGAATCCAATGCTTTAATGAAAGAATACATGAAAGCAAACGGTCTGTCTTTTGTGAAACTGTATGGAGAACTGACAGACTGTATGAAAGAAGACGGTTTTTTCGAACTGTCGGGTCTGACGGAAATGATGACGCAGACCAAGGAAGAGATGGAAAAAGAGGACAGCAAGGTAACGAAGATGCCACAGGATCACAAGAAGAAATCGACTGGCACAAAATAATATGGGAAGAATATTTTCCATTTGCTTTTTCCATGGGAATTTCGATAGAAGAGTTCAAACATCTGAATCCTAAGAAATTAGAGTGGTGTTACAAAGGATATAAACTCAAAAAAGAGGAAGAAGATAGGAATTCATGGCAACGGTGGGGAGATTATGGAATATCTGCATTAATCTTTGCAATAGACCATTGCCTAAACGGTCGAAAAGCACAATCGAAGTATATTGACAAGCCTATTATAGAACGTGCGGACATTGCTAATAATGAAAAAGAAATTCAGAAGCAAAGGAAAGCGTTCCTCGCAGGACTTATGGCAATGCAAGCTAATTTTGAATTATCACATCCAAAAAAGGAGAAACAAACATGAGTTTAACAGGAATTGATGTGTCCTCATACCAGGGGACGATTAACTGGTGGGCAGTAAAACAGAACGGTATTGATTTTGCTATTTTGAAAGTAATCCGTAAGGATTTGAATCCGGACAAGAAATTTGAAGAGAACTGGAAAGGTTGTAAAGAGCACAATGTCCATGTGCACGGAGTATATGAATACGGATATATTACAACGGTTGCAAAATCACGATCTGATGCAAGAAGAGTGCTTACTATTCTTAATGGCAGAAAAGTGACAGTATATCTTGATGTTGAAGATGCCGTTATGAAAGGTCTTGGAAAAAATATTATTTCCATTATCAATGCTTACGGCAAGGTCATCACCGATGCAGGATTACAGTTCGGTGTATACACTGGGGAAAGTTTTTACAAAACATACATTAAGCCTTATGGCGGTGTGAGTTATCCCATGTGGATTGCACGGTACGGCAAGAATAACGGCAAGTGTGATGTTAAGTATCAACCGCAAGTACCGAACATGGTAGGCTGGCAGTATACTTCTAAAGGGCGTGTAGGTGGCATTGTAGGCAATGTAGACATGAATGTATGGTATAAGGAGTTAGATGACGTATATGAGGATTCTGCAAGCCATAGCAACCATTATACAGAGCCGGAAAGACTTCTTTATTACAAGCGTCTGGCAATGATGAAGGGAAATGATGTCAAGTGGGTGCAGTACGAACTTGTAAGGAAAGGCTTTATGCCGTCTGTAAATGCGAAAGGTAAGACGAACATTGACGGATATTTTGGAAAAACCACTTCTGATGCAGTAAAAGCATTCCAAAAGAGTATTGGAATCACTGTAGATGGAAAAGTCGGTGCGGTTACAAGGGCATATCTCAAAAAGTAATTTTAGGAGCGGTAGGTGTCACAGCTTACCGCTCTTTTTCTTGGAAGTGGCAGACACTTCCTTTTTTATTGCGGTAAAGGCGGTGCGGTATGGCAGATATTGATTCTTTGCAGATTAAAATAAAAGCGGATGCGAATAACGCAAGTAACGCACTGGATAAGTTGGCAAATAGTCTTACGAATTTTCAGAAAAGCTTGTCCATTGATACATCAAAACTGACAAGCATTTCTAATAGCATACAGAGTATCGCAAATGCCGCCAGTTCCATGAATACGAGCGGTATTAAGAATATCTCCACATTGACAAATTCCATTAACAGAATGGGGAAAATAGATACAAGCGGATTAAGCAGAATTTCATCTGCATTGAAGACTTTTTCTACCGACATGGCAGGAACTAAAGTAGATGGAGTAGGGGATATTGCGAGCATAGCATCTTCGATTTCAAGACTTGGTGGTGTGGCATCCGGCAGAGCAATCACAAACATTCCTTTACTAGCAAAGAATTTGAAGCAGTTATTTACAACTCTTTCAACCGCTCCGAATGTCAGTGAGAACATTATCCGCATGACAAATGCACTGGCAGGACTGGCATCTACTGGTGCGGCATCCGGCAGAGCCGCAAACTCTTTAGGACGGAATCTGAACACCTATACGGCAAGCGCAAAAAGAGCCACGAAGAGCACATTCAGTCTTGCAGCGGCTTTCGGCAGATTCTACGCAACCTATTTCCTTGTGATTCGTGGAATTAAAAGTCTGTGGAAGTCCATAGAGGGAACCACGGACTATATCGAAGCATTTAACTACTACACGGTAGCATTTAACAAAGTAGGAAAGGAATGGGGCAAGGATTTTGAACAATTCGGTTACGACAATGCAGAAGATTATGCGCAGAGTTTCGGAAACCGTGTAAATGAACTGCTTGGCAAAATGTCCGGTCTGAAAGTAGATGTAGACGGTGGGCTGATTTCTGAAAGCGGAATGAAGAACCTGGGACTGAATTTACAGGAGATTACGCAGTACGCTTCACAACTTGCATCTATTACCAACTCTTTAGGGCAGACCGGAGAAGTTACTACGGCAATTTCAAAGTCCATGACAATGCTTGCCGGGGACATTTCATCTCTGTTTAACGTGGATTTCAGTACAGTCGCAACAAACTTACAGTCCGGTTTGATCGGTCAGTCAAGAGCACTGTATAAGTATGGTATTGATATCACAAATGCCACACTGCAGACTTATGCTTACAAATACGGCATTGAAAAGGCTGTATCTGAAATGTCACAAGCAGAAAAACAACAGTTGCGTCTACTGGCAATCTTAGACCAGTCCAAAGTATCATGGGGAGACTTGGCGAATACAATTAATTCTCCAAGTAACATGATTCGTCAGTTTACCAACAACGTAAAAGAAGCCGGCATGGTACTGGGTCAGTTGTTTATTCCGGTATTGCAGAAAGTACTTCCTGTCATTAACGGTGTCGTAATTGCGATTAAGAGACTGCTTGTCAGTGTGGCAAATTTACTGGGAATCAAGATTGACTTTTCTGCATTCGGTAAAGGTGTATCCGGGTACAATGAAAATTTGGAAGATACGGCAGATGCACTTGATAAAGTAGGGAAAAGCGCAAAAAAGGCTAAAAGTTACACACTTGGTATTGATGAATTAAATATCATTGACCCTAACAGCGGTTCAAGCGGAAGTTCTTCTGCTGGTGGAGCAGGAATTGACCTTACCAAGGAAATAATGGATGCTACTGCTGAATACGAAAAAGTATGGCAGGAAGCGTTTGATAAAATGCAAAACACAGCTATGGGTTGGGCTGACAAAGTAAGCAAGGTATTTAAGCCAGTAAAAGATATTATAGAAGATTTGTCTTATGCATTTAAGTTTGATTCTGATGCCTGGTTTAAGGTTGCCGGAATGGATACGTCCAAACTGGTAACTGGTATTTTTGACTGGTTCACAAGAGCAATAGATTCTGTGGACTGGGAAAAAATCGGAAGACACATAGGTAGTTTTTTAGATGGAATGGATTGGACAGCAATCTTTACATCTGCCGGAAATTTCATAGAAACTGCCATAGATGCGGCAATAGATCTATGGAAAGGAAGTTTTGATGCTGCGCCGATCGAAACCACGATTATCACAGCAATAGGTCTTTTAAAGTTTACTGGTGTTGGAGATATCATATGGGGAAAAATATCGGACAAGTTATCAGCCACGGTACTTGGATCAAGCATAGGAATAGTTCCTACAATTGCAATAGCTGCTGCTACTTGGGAGATTGGATTTAATGTCGGGAAATCATTAGGTGAAGCACTTTTCCCTGATGATAAAGAAATCTATGAATATTTCTCGTTTTTTGGAGAAGGTGGATTCTTTGATACAATAAAAAACACTGATTTTTCAATACTATTTGACGCTTGGAAACAGATGAACTCTGATGCGGCAGATTTTTTAACAAAAACAATGCCGATAAGACAGTTTTTTGATTTTCTATCACAATTTAAACTGGATGTAAACGATACATTTGGTTTAGTATCAGTGTTTGAAAATTTAAAACCTATTGCTGAAAACTGGTTTAATGAATATGTCAAGCCTTGGTTTTCGACCGAAAGATGGAGTGAACTGGGAGAAAATATAAAGCAATCATTGTCTGATAAATGGGATTCATTTACACAATGGTGGAGCGGCACTGGTATTCCTTCGTGGTGGAATGGTAATGTATCTCCGTGGTTTACTAAAGAGAAATGGCAAAATTTTGGAGAAACCATTAAGTCTTCATTAAAAGACAAGTGGACAAGTTTCACGTTGTGGTGGAGTGGTATTGGATTTGCTAAATGGTGGAACAATGTAAAATCATACTTTACTACCGAGAAATGGACATGGAGTGGCATCAAAGACGGATTGTCTAATGCATGGAACAATGCTATAGCGGCTGTTAAACAAATTTGGAATAGTTTTGCAAACTGGATAAATGATAAACTTAATTTCTCATGGGATCCTATAACGATAGCCGGAATACAACTTGCACCAGGAGGAAGTATTAGTCTTGGCAAAATTCCTACTTTTGAAACTGGTGGTTACGTTCCAAGCCGATATACAATGTTTATGGCAGGAGAGAACGGTGTACCGGAGATTGCCGGGACAGTAGGCGGCAAAACAGCGGTTGCCGGTGGAGTGGAAATCACCGGAATCAAAGATGCTATTAACACCACAGCAGAAGCGCAAATGCGCATGATGCAACAGGAGATTGACCTGCTTAAGCAGTTACTTGCAAAAGAAACATCTGTCAATATCGGTGATAGAGACATAGCAAGGGCAAACTTAAGGGGTCAGAAAGCTATGGGATTACAGATTATTACTTAAGGGTGGGATTTATTCCCACTCTTTTTTCCTATGGAGGAAAACACAATGATAGCAAGAGCAAGTGATTTCATCATAGTAAACGGAGTACGCTTTCCGTGCCCGGCTCCAGGAATGGAAATAGTTCGGTCGCAGACGGTTAATTCAGGAAGAAATGTAAATGCTGCAGTTGTCGGTCAAAAAGTCGGAAGAAAATTGTGGAAGATAAATAATCTTGAATGGAATGGTTTAGATGCGGAAACATGGAAAGAAATGCAAGATGCGTTAGAGCCATTTTTTGTGCAAGTTACGTTTACTGGGGATGACAATGTAAGGCATACACACACAATGTATCCAGGAGACACTACCGGTAAGCCGTTGTTTTTGGATGATATTTTTTATAGGAACTATGAAACGTGTAAATTCAATTTAATTGATTGTGGGTGGGAAGAATGATAAAAGCTTCTAACGCTTATAAGTCTGCAATGCAGAAAAAGATAAGAGACAGGGCATACATATCAATTACTCTCGGTGTAGTAAATGGTGACGCACAAAACACGGCTCATTTTGACGGTGATTACGCATACTGGGGAAACAAGGTTTTGCCGTTTAGAAATGATGCAGAATATACGGAATATGCTACCTTGGAACAAAATTATATGCGTGTAGACGGTCAAATGTATTTTCTTCCGAGAGAGACAAGCGGATTGTACCAGCTACGTAATGCTCCATTAACTACACAAAACATAATGGAAACTGTAAAAGTAGCATTCCCACAAGAGTATTCCATCAAAGGACTTACGATAGATTTCGGGAAATATTACCCAACTAGCTTCAAAATTGTTACAGATGAAAAAGAATTAACTTATACAAATAGTAAACACGATTTTTCAACAACAGATGTAATCGGAAACACCACAAATATACAAATAATTCCTATATCTATGGTCGGAGGAAATAAACGGCTTAGAGTAGAAAAAATTGTAATGGGTGTTGGATTGACATATAGAAATAATGATGTGTCAACAGCATCTTTTGAAGAATTTGTCAACTGGATTTCAGCGGAGATTCCATACAGAAAATTATCTGTAACAATACTGGATAAAAATAATGTATACAATGTAGACGATGATAATTCCTTTATCAACTTTCTTGAAACTGGACAAAAAATGGAGTTATCATACGGAATGGTCCTGTCAGACGAAACAGTTGAATGGCATAAAAAAGCCACGATGCTTTTGACTGACTGGAACTCTAAAAAAAATCAAATGTCTTTCACCGCAAATGATGTTCTTTCAACTTTGGAAGGCAACTATACAAAAGGAAACAAAATATACGATAGAACAGCATATGCAGAAGCTATTAGCATTCTAACAGATGCAGGATTCGAGCCTGACGAGTATTTTGTTGACGATTGTTTAAGAGATGTGAGCCTACACAATCCAATGCCGGAAGCACCTCACAAAGAATGCTTGCAATTATTGTGCAACGCTTCAAGATGCATTTTATTTGTAGATTCTGACGGAAGAGTAAATATTAAAGCCAACTTTGCAAATGTTATAGATCCGGCAGATATGCAGGTTACATCAAACGGAACCGCATGGTGGGGAAATGCGACTAACGTATTGTATGGGAACAACAATGTATATGCAGAGTTGACAAGAAATTTTATGCGTGTAGATGGTTCACAATTTTTTCTTCCGAGGAATACAGGTACAGCCATCGAACAGACAGGATATGTTACGAGCAATGTTTCTGATGAAAATGGATTGTTTTCGGAGAATCCAGTGCTTACATTAAAACTTCCTGCAGCATACACGTATTATGGATTGTATATTTCATTCCAGGGTAATCCTCCAAAAGAGATGAAAGTATCGACATATAATGGAGATACACTTCTTAAGACTTTCAAATATGATGATTTGAAAGAAAAATCATTGTTAAATGATGAATTTAAAAACTTCGACAGTATTCGTTTCGAGATAACAAAAGCATATCCTAAAAACAGAGTTTTGATTGATAAAATCAGTTTTGGAGATTTATCTGATTATGAGTTGAAAAAAGACTCCATGACAGAAAATCCTTATGGATACGCAGAAAGAAAAACAAAAGAAGTTTTTGTCAAAATATATACATTTCAAAATGGAGAGGATAATACACCGCAAGTAGTTGAAGATAATGTATATCTAAAGAAATCAATTAACAACTCTGGCGAAATAAGGTATTGTGAAAATCAACTTATTTCAACGGAAGATCATGCAAGGACTGTTGCTGAATGGCTTGGGAATTATTATGCGAATAATATTTCTTATGATGTTCAATACAGAGGGGATCCGGTGCTGGAAGCTGCTGATATCATTTTCATGGAGAGTGATATTGTAAACAGATTACAAGTAGAAGTAGAAACGCACAAATTAAACTTTAATGGTGCTTTTAGTGGATCATTGCAACTACGAAGAGCAATGAGAACATAAGGAGGTTGTAATGAAAAAAATAATTAACGGTCTTCTGTATAACACACAAACTTCTGAAATAATATATGTTGATGAAATGACAAATAGAAAAATATTCAGAACAGAAAAAGGTAATTTTTTCTTGTTTTATCCAAACGGAGAAATAGTACCGAAAACAAAAGAAGATATAAAAGAGTATTTGGGGCTGAATGATACAGAGAAATATATAGAATTGTTTGGAGATGTGGAGGAAGCATAATGTGGGCAGATCCTAAAACAAATTGGTCTTCTGAATGGAATGGTGAAACTTATATAGGAGATTATTTTTTATATACAGATTATAACCGTATTAAAAATAATCTTTTGGAACTAAAAAGTACTGCAGAATCTATGTATAAAATATCATCTTTTAATCTTGGAGAGGATAAGGTTGAAGCAGATCTGATTTATGCCGATGAAGTTAATTTATTTGAAACTACGCTGGCAGAAATTAACAGTTCTACTTTCTCATTTCCTGAACAATTTAAAACATGGAAAGAGAATAAATCGGTTCCAACATATGAAGACTGGAACAGGATAGAATCGTTGCAGTTAAAAATATACAATACGTTAGTAGCACAAAGAAAAGCGCAGAACCGACTTGCTTTTACGCTTGGCGGCCAGAAAGGATTTAAGGTGTGATTATGGCAGATTTAAAAACAAACTATGTTGATGATGTATTAGACACAACTAAAAATCAGTTAAGAAAATATCAGCAAATTCAAAATGACGATGGAACTGTTTCTTTTGTTGATGTTACCGAATATACGCAAGTAGGAACCTCATTCGGTGCAAAAGACATCAATGATACTAATGCAGCCATTAATGATGTAAATGGCAAGTTAAAGTTAAATTTTGGGATCGAAACAAAAGCAATTACTGTCACAACAGATTCTAATGGCTCAGCATACATAGAAGGAAAATATATACTTGCGGTTACATCCGATACTAATGATGTCAAGATTACATTATTTAATAATATTTATGGCATGTGGTATGCCAAGATCCTTCAATCATCTACAGATCAACCATACACTGGAAATTTTACATTGTATGTTTTAAAGCTAAAAGAATAACGATGATGTTTATACTATTTTTTTGCTTACATAGCCATCAGAATCATTTTTAATATATGACAATCCTGTTTGATCAAATGATAACATCGCATACCAATCTTTTGATTGATCTATTGAAAGTTGAATAACTAATCTTCCTTTATATTCTGTGATTCTGATCTTATTATCTAAACTACGAATAGAGGATTCTGATGGTAGTGCAATTGTTAACTTGCCATTTACAGAAGCAGTCATAAAAAATATTTGCGAAATAACAACAAAAAAGAGCATGGTGAAAAAGCCATGCTCTTAATCTATTTATCTGATTCCCCAGTCACCGTCATTGTTGACGAAACCAACCACATATCCTATCATGTCATCAATAAGATTTTCCGGGAGTATGCTGTTCGGAGACATAAGCGGAACATATCTCCATTTTCTTACGCCATCCTCAATTATATGTGTTTTCACGACAATATAAATCCCACCATTGCTTGTTACGATACATCGTTCACCGTATTGCGGTTCACGATCCGCTGCAAGGAGAATAATTTCCCCAGGCAGATAAAACGGCATATAGTAGTCGCAAGGAATTTTCACACCGATATAAGCCTTGGATTTTATGTCTTCCGGCAAATTGTCTATGCACATGGGTTCCACAGCATTTGTGGTTGCGATAATTCCATTCATAAGTTGTGGATTAAGGACAGAAATATACTTGTGCGATTTTTCAAGACTGAAATAGATTTTAGCTTGGTGACGTATGAAGTAGCGGATAAGGTACAGAGAGTGTTCCGGCAGACTGCGGCATATCTTGACAGATTCCAACATCTTATCTTCCATAGTTCCGCAACCTACCAGTTCGTCTACACTGATTCCAAAGGCTCTAGCAAGCGCAACAGCGGTCGATAGCTTTGTGTCGTTAGAATTACCGTATAGTAGTGAATTAAGCGTAGAATAAGGCAAATTAGCTTCATCAGCAAGCTTGTAAACCGTCATGTCCGGCTCATTTAGAAATTCATGGAGATTCCCACGAAAACTTAACATATAATTTACTCTGTTGACTGATAGATGTGTCGATATTTCTTTGATTCGGTCTTTTTTCATCATGTTTTTTATCCCCCTTTCACATGATACACTTGTAACATCCCTTGAAACAAGGGACTTCAAGTTCTGGCGAGGGCGGTGTTTATTGGCGTTTTCACCGTCCTCTTTTTGTTGATATTTTACAACAATAAAAAACGTGCGTCAAATATATTGATTGTTTAGAACATATGTTCTATAATTTAGGTATCGTTACCAAGTGCGGAAAGATTAGGGGGGTGTACTATGGGGAAAGAAGATTACAAAGAGGAAATCACAAAGCTAATCAATGCTTGCGATAATTTACACTGGTTAGAGTGCATTTATGCCTATGTTAAAAAACTACTTAAATAAAGGAAAAGAGCCAAGGACTTGCGCATTGCCCTTGGCTTTTTCTCATTCGTTCTTTTTTGCGATTGAATCAATCAACTTTTCCAAAGAGTTCCATCCATCTTCGTCCAAGTTGGCCAGTGCGGATACAAGACGGTGCTTAAATGTATCTTCACCGGACTTTTGAATTTCTCCGAGCATTTCAGAGATTTGTTCGTCTTTTGATTTCTGAACAAGCATTTCACCAGTTCCATTTCGGAGCCATTCTTCGTTTACATCAAACTCTCTGCAAATATCAGATATGGTTCTTTCAGATGGTGTCTTCGTGCCTATCTCAACTTGCGCAATATAGTTTCTTGACAAGCCGATTTGCTTTGAAAAATCATCTTGTGTCATATTCAAATACTTTCGCAAAGATTTGATTCTCTCATTCATTTACATCCCTCCTTTCACTAATAATATACACCCAAAAAGTCCCCAAGTCAACAAAAATGTGTTGACATAAAGTTTCTAAGGGACTATAATATGTTTACAAGGTCAACAGAAAAGAGGTGAGAATATGGAAAAACAGAGATATGTGGTTTTAGACAAAAACGGTAAAGCAAATATAGTTCAGAAAGCTGATTCACGTTTTGTTGGAATTGACGAGATGGCACAGCACATTGCGTTTGACATTATCGAAGATTACAAAAGCATTATAGATGGCGATAAGAAAATCGAAGAAACAAATATTGATTTGTCTATCAAAGTACTTACCGCCATTTCGCCTTTTAGGAACGGCTCTGGATTTGGAAAGGATTGCTAATTGCTTCGGCTTTTGCTAATTGTGGTTTTTCTTCCGGCAAAGAATTGACGATTTCTGAATAGTATTGGTAGTACAGGTTCTTAAAATCATCAAAACTTCCGGTATATCCACAGATTTTAGCAATAGCGTAAGCGGATGCGTATTCTTTAGAATCCAAATTATTTCACCTCCTTATTAAAAAGATAAGGAGAGTATATCACAAAAAGGAAGTGAATTGAATGAGTGAAAAAGAGAAAAAAATCGTTGAGAAGTTAAAGAGAGCCATTCCGAATATGTCCGATTTCGACAAGGGATATATTCTCGGAAAGACAGAGAAGATGGCAGAGGAATCTGCTAAGGAACAGGAGGGAGAAAATGCAAAGCCAATTTGAGAGAGAACTTCTCAAAACATTAAAGAGCATTGACGGTACTCTGAAAAGAATTGAGAAGTCCATGAATGATGAAGAGAAACAGCATATGACAATTTGTAATGCAGTTTCTCATGCACTGAATGGTAAAAAATACAAACCTATTCATTCAGATGCAGAACAGCAAAATCATACGCAGATTTCAGATACTGAATTTCTTCAATAGACATATCTGTGTTGCCATCCAATATAGCATCACGGCAGTCTATCTGATATTCATTCAATTTTGAACTTGCGTATGCAACAGCTAAATCATGAATTTCTTCATGAGACATTTTATCACCTCCTTATAGGAGAGTATACCACAGAAAGGAGAACAATGAACGAATTAGAGCAGAAAACAATATCTTCCGTGGAAGTAGCGGAAATGGTAGGTAAAGAGCACAGCAAACTGCTAAGAGATATACGCACTTATGTTGAGCAATTAGGACAAGCCAATTTTGGACAGTCCGATTTCTTTACAGAAAGTACCTATCAAAACAGCCAAAACAAGACACAGCCTTGCTACATGGTAACGAAGAAAGGTTGCGAGTTCATAGCACATAAGATGACCGGAGTTAGGGGAACAGAATTTACGGCAAAGTACATTGACCGTTTCCACGAAATGGAAGATTCCATTAAGGCACATATCCCTACTGGACAGGAATTGATTGCGCTTGCAGTTGTCGAAGCACAGAGGATGCTTGCGCAGAAAGAGGAAGAGGTTAAGCAGTTGCAGACCACAGTGCAACAGATGGATGCCGTGATCACCGATATGACACCAAAAGTTGACTATGTGGACAAGATTCTTTCATCTAACGACTGTATGACAGTCACACAGATTGCACAGGACTACGGAATGAGTGCGGTGAGGTTCAATTCAGTTTTAAGAACAGCCGGTATTCAGAGAAAAGTCGGTGACTAGTGGATATTGTATGCAGACTTCCAGGGCAAAGGTTATGTGAGAACAAAGACAAATGATTATGTTAAGCATGACGGAAGTACCGGTACAAAGCCACTTACCGTATGGACACAGAAAGGCAGGATGTTCTTATACAACAAGCTGAAAGAGATTGGCATTGAACCTATCGAGGAGGGAAGCGCATGAGAACAACAATAAAGCTGTTTCTTCCTATTATAATAGCACTCTCCATCACATTTACATCCACGGCACAGCCATCCGGCAGTTTTATCTCCGAGGAAGCACAGGAATCGTGTGTAAAGTACGGTGAGGAATACGGCATCTGCCCGGAACTGCTTATGGCAATGATCGAGAAAGAATCTTCCGGCAGACCGGATGTGGAAAGTGGCGGTTGCAAAGGTCTGATGCAGATTTCTGACAGATGGCATAAAGACCGCATGGAACGTTTGGGAGTGACGGACATTTACTCCGTGGACGGTAATATCCATGTGGGAGCCGACTACTTGTCGGAATTGTTTGAAAAGTACTGTGATGTAGGAATTGTACTCATGGTTTACCACGGAGAGAAGAACGCATCTACAAAGACAGAATTAAGTGATTACGCAGACTGGATATTAACCAGGAGCGCAGAACTGGAAAGGATGAATGGAAAATGACGAACAGAGAGAAATATGCGGAACAGATTCTTGATATTGCAACAACGGGTAGTTGTATTGCAGTAGACAAAAAAGGAAAAATGTATAGATGCAAAAACTTAATGTGCAGAGATTGCATATTTTCGAGAAATGAAAATAGGGAACGTTCTTGTGCCGAAAACACTAAAGAATGGTCAGAACGGGAATACGTTGAACCGCCTGTTGACTGGTCGAAGGTTCCTGTGGACACAAAGATTCTTGTGAGAGATTCAGAAAATGAAACGTGGAAAAAGAGACATTTTGCAAAATTTGAAGATGGAAAAATATTTGCATGGACAAGCGGAGTAACTTCTTTTTCTTCGGAAAGCTCAGATTTTATAACATGGTGGATGAAAGGGAAACTTGCGGAGGAAGATGTATGAGCACCAAAAAGCGGTTTACCGTCAAAGGGTGCATCGGAAAGATATTCTACAATCCGAAAGAGTGGGAAGTTGACCGTGAAACAGCATTCTATTACAGAATTGTAAACCGCAATACAGGGAAGAAAAAATGGTTAAGAAAGGAGTATTTTTATGCAGAGACGGCAGATTATCCCCATCGTCCGTGCGAATGAGATTTTGATTGCAGGACTGTTAGATGCAGGAATCTTGTATATCGGAGAAGACAACGTGATTCACGTAACAGAAGACTGAAAGCCGGAGGAGTGAGGAAATGGAAAGGAAGATAAGAAAAATCTTGGTAGAACTGGGGCTGAAACAGTACTTGCCGGGATTCCAGTACATCATCGAGGTTGAAACACTGATGTTTGAGAACCGGAACAGAAGATTGTCAGAAATCTACCGGATTATAGGAGAGGAACACAGCACAACCAAGGAGAGCGTGTACCGGGCGATCAAGTGGGTTGTAGATAAGATGAACCCAAGCACAGATTTATACAAGAAAATCAATGAGACAGACAAGCCGGTCTCAATCTATATGTTTGTTAATTCACTGTATTTATATCTTTGGGAGGATAGGAAAAATGAGGATTAAACACATCTTTTTGCAGAATTTCTGCAAGTTCTATGGTTCTAACGTAATGGACACTGATTTATACGACCGGACAGAGGTTTCCGGTGTGAATGAAGTCGGTAAGTCCACGATCAAAAGAGCAATTCAGTATATTTTTGGATGCCGTGACGAGAACGGCAGAGAGATCACCGGAATCAGACCGCATGACAAGGACGGCAATGACATTGACGGAGACATTACCGCAGAAGTTACCGTGGAGATTGACGGTACAAACAAGGTTCTGAAAAAAGTATGCCGTCAGAACTTCAATAAGAAAGGCGAGTTTACCGGCAATGTCACGGATTACTATGTGAATGATATTCCCAAAAAGGCAGCAGATTTTGAAGCATTTTTGGAAGAGAGTGTATGCGGAAAAGATAAGTTTTCACTTTGCATCAATGCCATGACACTTCTGCTGAAAGGTGGCACGGATCAGAGAGCCATTCTTGCTGATATGTTTGGTCAGCACAGTAATGATGACATTTGCAATCAGTTTCCGGAGTTTGAAGCATTAAGGACTGTTCTGCAGGATGGAACGGTTGATGAACTGAAAAAGCGTTGCAATACGCAGTTATACGGCACAAGGGGAAGAAATGGAACCAAAGGTTTGCAGGATTTACTGGATGAAATTCCAAGCCGAATTGACGAGGTAAGCCGTCAGAGAGTGGATATTGACCTTGCGGATTTGGAACTGAAAAAGAAAGCTTTAATGGATAAGCTGTCAGAGAACATTAAGCAGCAGACAGATACGCAGAACAGCATGATTTCCTACGATAAGCTGTCTGATGGAATCATTGAGTTAAAAGGTCAGTTGAGCGCATTGCAGCAGAAAGCAAATGAAAAACTGGATGCGGACAGAAGAGAGAAGCGCACAACACTGAATCAGATTCAGAATGAGCATCAGAAAGAGTTGCTTAAGGCAGATACCATTCGTGAAGAGATCACTGCACTGGAAAATCGCATTGCAAAGTATGAGAAGAAGAGACAGGAATTGAAGAAGAGTTGGGATTTGAACAACAGCCTTAAATTTGATGAAAACTCTCTGATTTGCTCCTACTGTGGACAGGAATATCCGGAAGAGAAGAAAGAGCAGTTAAGAACGGAATTTGATGTACACAAGGCACATGAATTGGAACTGATTACCAAAGAGGGTTCTTCCTGTGCTGACCATATCAAAGCGGATCAGGCAGAACTGGAACATAAGCGTGAGGAACTGAAAAAGACAGAGGATGAAGTGGAACGGTTGGAAAAAGAGGTATCAGTTGCTGATAATGCCTTAAATTCCATTCCGGCAAGCGTGGATATCTCCAACACGGAAGAATACAAAACTGTCCAGTCACAGATTGCTGAGAAAGAAGCTGCCATGCACAAATTCACTGACATGAATCTTCTCAGAATCCAGTTAAAAGGTGATGAAGAGCAGATCCGCAATGATATTTCTGTGGTTGATAAGTCTTTGGCGAGTGTAAGCATTAACGAGAGTGTGGATAGGCGTATCACAGAACTGGAACAGGAGCGGAAGAACATTGCACAGAAGATTACAGATGTGCAGGCACAGCTTGACCTGTTAAAGAAATTCAGCCGGAAGAAGAACGAATTGTTGGAAGCTGATGTGAATAAGTATCTTTCTTTCTGCACTGTGCGGATGTTCAGACCTCTTGTGAATGGTGACACGGAAGAATGCTGTGACTTTACATACCGTGGAGAGCCTTACAGCCGGAACATGAACCACGGAGCAAGGATTCTGACGGAGATTGACATTTGCAATGCGTTTCAGAAGCGGTGTGGTGTGGAATTGCCTATCATGGTTGACGATACCGAGAGCCTTGACCCTTGGAAGATTCCTGATGTTGACAGTCAGTTGATTATGTTCCGCAGAAGTGATGATGCGAGTTTGAAAGTGGAGGAAGTGAAGAATGAGTAATGAAGCAGAGAAACGCTACATTGTCGAGCGTGAGTTTGAACACGTAGGGTATAAATGCGTTGTGATATTTGGAAATATGGCTCACAGGTGCGGATATGTTGGCATTCCAAAGAATCATACGTTATACGGAAAAAATTATGATTACCATCTTGAAATTAAAAAATCAGATATTTGGGGCAGAGAAGTAAGTGGCATTTTCCCTTTGATAGGTGCTTGTTTCGATGAAGATGAAAGAATAAAAATTGAAGCATATTTCCAATGTCACGGCGGTATTACCTTTGCAGGCGGCGGTAAAAATTCAAGATATCCGATTGAAAGTGATTTATGGTGGTTTGGGTTCGATTGCGGTCACGATGGAGATAAGGCGGATTTGGATTATGCAATACAGAAATTCCCAAGCCATAAAGAAATTTATCAGATGCAAAAAATGATAGAAAGTAAATTTCCTGTTGGTGTCGATGTCGTTCGTTCAGAAGAATATGTTGCTGATGAATGTAAGAAGTTGGCGGAGCAATTGAAAGAGTTTGAAAGGAATGAAGAGAATGCAGATTAAGAAAGAGACAGTCATTTCTGTTCTGACAACAAACGGAGAAACAATCAATGCCGGTGACACCGTTATATTCAATTTTGATAACAAGTGTTGCGTGGGTGTGTACCTGGGGCTTTCAGACCGTGGAGCCTTGAAATTCAAAGGCAAGATTGCCGATACGGATGTGACATTCCATGTGATGCCTAGAAGCATCAAGGAGATTTACAAAGCTGATGTGACAGTGCATCAGGGAGTTGCAAGTGGATTTATGAATGAGCCGGAAAGTGAGGAAGAATAAGATGGTAAAACGTAAATTTAAGGTTGGAGACAGAGTAAAAGTAAAAAATGATATTTTTACACTCAACAGAAGAACTGTGGGGAAATGCGGAACAGTCAAAGAACTATTGACGGATAATTACTGCTCGGTTGAGTTTGACGAATTTGTAGGCGGTCATGATTGCAATGGATTCGCCAAAGAAGGGCACGGATGGAATCACGCAGAAGATGCGCTTGATTTAGTTAAAACTCAGAATGAAACCATTGTCATCTACCGCAATGACAACAAAGTAGTTGCGCTGGACAAGTCCACTGGCGAGAAAGCAGAAGCTAACTGCAATCCTGCTGATGAATTTGATTTCCGTACTGGTGCAAAGTTGGCTTTTAATCGGCTGATGGGCGAAGATGTGAAGCCTGATAACGGTGTCCGTGAGGTGAAGAGAAAAGCTAAAGTCGGTGAGTACGTCAAGGTTGTTAATGAGAAGTTTGTTTTTAATACTTATAAAAACGGAGAAATTTTCAAAGTAACTTATGTTACAAAAAGCGGATGCATTTGTAAAAACTCTGAGAAACAGTTTTGTTTATGGCACGAAGAGTACGTTGTCCTTGAAAACTACAAACCGGAAGAGAAGGCGCAGGAACATAATGACAGCGAAATCCATGTCGGTGACATGGTAGAGGTAACACGAAGCGGTGGTTGCTATTCAGAATACAATACATGGAGTGGACTTGGAAGTTATAGGCAAAATTTTGTTAAGGGAGTTTCTGTTGAAGACGGAATGGTTGCAAAGGTTTTGAACATTGCGAAGCATGACAATCCGTATGTGCCTCTTCCTGACCTTGTACTTATTCAGAATCCAAAAACAAGCCAGGTATTCATCATCAAAATTGACGGCATCAAAAAGGTAGAAAGGTAGGTAGAAACATGGCAGACGAAAAGAAGCAGGAACTTAACACACAACTTTCATATTTTGCAAATCAGTACACTGGACTTATGGAGCGTGATTTTTCTGAACATGGGTTGCAGTTTGATGATTATTCAAAACAATGCGTAATGGCATCTATGAGTGCCATATATAACCTTGTGACATCTAGCAAGGCAAATATGAGCAATCTGAATGGTTCAAATCTGCGACAGGTTATTGGACAGGTTTCAAGCCTTAAGTTGAATGCGAATGCGGTTCCAAGAGAATGTTATTTCCAGTTAAGGAGCAAGCAGGCAGCAGATGGCTCTTGGTACAAGGAAGTGGAAATGGGTATCGAAGGTGACGGAAACGATGCAATTCTTCGCAATTTTGGTGTCGGTGTAAAGAAAGTGCATCCTGTGTGGCTTGTAAAAGAGGGAGACATTTTCGTTTATCCGAAACATAAGGGTATTGAAATGACTCCTCCGGAATGGGAAGAAAAAGGAGAATCACAGAAAGTAATCCGTGTTGTTTACCCTGTGGAAATGGAGAATGGGAAAACAGAGTATCTGATTGCAGAAAGAGAAGGAGTAAAAACTAATCTTTTTGCTCATATCAGAAATAATATGATGAACGAGACATTCGGACTTGTAAAAGGTGGCAAGAAGACCAGATATGATGCAACGGATGCGGAGAAAAAAGCTATTGAAGCGAAGAAAGAAGAGATTTTTTCTGAACTTCGCAAGTGCGCAACTCTTGAAGATATGCTGAATTGTGAGGTAGCAAGACCATATATCTCCGCAGCATGGCTTGATACACCGGAGAGCATGATCGTTCGCAAAATGCGTAACAATGCCATCAAAAAGTATCCTAAAGATTTTAATTCCATTGCTTCACAGTCTATTTTGCAGATGGATGAAACATACCAGGAAGCACAGGAAGAGATTAAGGAGAATGCTAATTCAATAGAATTTGTGGAAGGTTCTTTTAAGGAAGTACCGCAGACCGCAGAGACGGACATTGCCAGCGCAGAGACACCGGATTGCTTTAAGTAGGGAGGTTGCCATGAGAGTTATATCGCAGGACGGAACGATTGATATGCCATATGAAATCAGTTCTTTAAGCATGGCAGTCGGGAAATATGAGAATGTTGAACACGCAGCTATCTTTTGCCACAACTCTTCGACAGCAATGGGAACAAAAATGGCTGAATACGGTTCCAAAGAAAAAGCAAAGAAAGCTATGGAAATGCTTAGAGATGCATACGTTAGTATGCCGATTCTTTTTCAAAATGTTGAAATTACAGAAGATGTGGTAAAACAGTTTGAAAAATTGAAAAATAGTGGAATTATAGTTCAAACCATGAACAATGAGCCACCAAAAGTTGAATATGTAAATAACTGCATATTTCAGTTTCCAAAAGATGACGAAATTGAGGTAGAAACATGAAGCTAAAATGTTTAGGTTCCAGTTCTTCCGGCAATTGCTATCTTCTGACGGCAGATAACGGAGAAACGCTTTTACTGGATGCAGGACTCCCTATCATGGACATAAAACGTGGTCTTAACTGGGATATTAAGTGCGTTGTGGGGGCGGTGGTCAGCCACCCTCACAAAGATCACTCATTATCAGTACAAGACCTTGAGCACATGGGAATAAAGGTGTGGCAACCGCAGTCAGACCATTCAGAACGTGAAAGACAGATTGGAAAATTCCACATATTCTGCTTTCAAGTGCCACACAACGGCACAGAGAACTACGGATTTTTGATTATGGTTGACGGTCAGAAACTTCTGTATCTTACAGACCTTGAATATTGCCCATATGTGTTCAAAAAACAGCGGTTAGACCATATGCTGATCGAGTGCAACTATCAGAAGAAATATGTTGACATGGATGCACCTAATTACGTTCACAAGGTCAAAGGTCACTGTGAACTGGAAACTTGCAAAGGAATTGTCGAAGCGAACAAATCAGATGCCTTGCAGAACATCATATTGTGCCATTTAAGCCGTGATAATTCTGATGCCAAAGAATGTGTCGCAGAGGTAAAAAAGATTGTTCCATTGGAGAATGTGGACTATGCGGCAGCAGGCAAGGAATGGATTTTACAGAATGGAAAGGAGTGTCCGTTTTGAGTGACTGGAAGAACATTCAGAAAGCGAAAGCTATTGAAACTAAGAATCGTGAAAGAATACTGGCAGTCAATCCACACGTTGACGATGGAAGTGGAATTTACTTTCTGACAAGAACAGACGAGGATGGATTCCGTTTTGCGTATGTGGGGCAGGCGGTACACCTACTCCAAAGACTGGCAGGGCATCTTAACGGATACCAACACATTGATTTGTCTCTTAAAAGTCACGGATTATATTCTGTGGAAAATATATACGGTTGGAAAATCGGATTCCTAAATTATCCGGTAGAAGAACTGGACAAGTGGGAGCAGTACTGGATTAAGCGTTATGCGGACGAGGGTTATCAGCTTCGCAACAAGACAGCAGGCGGTCAAGGTGATGGAAAGAAGCAGATCGCAGAGTACCGACCGGGAAAAGGTTACCGTGATGGACTGGCACAAGGCAAAATCAACCTTGCAATGGAACTGGCGAACATTGCCGACAAGCATCTGGTCATCAGTTTGAAGCCTGAAAAACAGAACAATTCCGTGTCAAAAAGACAATTTGTTCGGTTTATGGAACTTTTGCATGGAGAAAAGGATGGTGATGGCAATGGTTAAGTATGAAAATGAATGTGTGTTCTGCACTGCACACGGTTTAAATTGTATTGGATATAACTGTCCCAACCGTCAAGTAAAACATTTTTATTGTGACAAATGCGGTGAAGATGTCAGAAGACTTTACGATTTTGGTGGTAAGGAACTGTGCGGTGACTGCGTTCTAAAAGAACTGGAGGTTGTTGAATGATAGTAAAAATAGGAAGAAATCATTTTGACATAACAGAAGACGATGTTGTTCTCTTTAACGGTGCAATATGGCAACTTATTACTCAAAAGATAGCTAAAGGTTGGTATCATTACAGTCCCGTTGTAGCGAAAAATAAAGCTAATAAGTGGAAAAAAACAGGTGCTATTTACCTTGTAAAAGAAACTGGGTTATATAAAACCGAGAGCGGAAAGCAGATGGGGTTGTGGTATTACAAGTTTAACATTGAAAAACTGAAAGAGGTTGAACAATAACCTTGAAAATCACAGAACTTGGAGGTGATACATAAAATGCCAAAACGATATGACAATCCGCAGGAAATTTTGAAAATTATGCGGAAGACAGAACTTTTGAAGCAGTCTGCGGAGAGAAGTCCATTCACCGGAATACTGACACTGTTCTGCTATACCTTGTGGAAAGACTACAAGTACTCACAGACGAGACTTTCTGATTTCTGCGGTAAATTCACCGAGTACAACGAAAAGTACGAGAATGAGCCTTATACGGAGTTACAGAGCAGGCTTAACGATTTTGCAGACTGGACGATTGAGTACAAGGAATTTACCGAAGCTGATTATCCACATTACAAGTCGGTTGTAGCGCAGAAATGCATCCTGGAACAGGTCAGATGCAACAACCTTATCAATGAGTTGTCTACAAGGTACATCCTATATGGAATGGTAATTCTTATGGAAGATGGATTTAGTAAGAAGAAGCTGACGAATTTCAAGGATAAGTTTTCTGACCACATGGACAAAGCCGGAGACAAGTGCAACGGAAAGGATTTCATGGACTTGTGGAGAGAACTGGTGGAAAACACCGGAATCTATATTGAGAAGCCTATTTTTGAGTAAGGAGTTCTAAATGGCAGAAAAACGAATGTTCAGCGCAAAAATAATTGAGAGTGATGCTTTTTTGGATATTCCTGCTACGGCTCAAATGCTTTATTTTCACATATGTATGAACGCTGACGATGACGGATTTGTGAACAACCCCCGGAAAATCATAAAGATGTGCGGTGCTTCTGATGATGATTTGAAAGCATTGATAGACAGCAGATTCCTTTTATCTTTCGATAGTGGAGTTTTTTTGGTAAAACACTGGCGCATTCACAACTACATTCCACCGGATCGTTACAAGCCGTCATGCTATGTGGATGAAAAAGGGAAAGTCGGCTTAAAGCTAAACGGAGCATACACCACAGACCCTAAAAAGATGGTTTCCCCAGTAGAGGGAAATCCAAAGAAGAGTTGTTGCTACGACAAAGAAATCAAACTTGATAAGAGGTGATATAAATGCAGATGACAGGTTATGAATTGTTGGCGAATTACGAAAAAGCAGAGGACAAGGACAAACAGATTCAGATTCTTGCGGATTTGAACCACATTCCGGTTGACATGGTGCGCTTTGTGATTGAAAACAGAGAGAAATTCGATGTTTCAGAGACACCATTGTCCACAGAAGAATTTGCAAAGTGGTGTGAGACGGAACTTGACCGTGTGGATGACCATATCCATGCGCAGGAAAAATATTACAGAGAAATTTGCAATGTATACAGAATCGCAAGTACATACGGAAAAGGAGTGTAAAATCGCGAGCATAGGATTTCATAGCGAAGATGAATTATATAGTATGCAAAACAGCTCTGCAGTAGGATATTTTGACCACTGGAATCATATACCATATGACTGCAGCTATCCTCAATTTGCAGAGAGACCGAGGATTCCGGAAAGGAGCAAGGATGGAGAGACTAACACAAAAAGCACCTGATTCAGAAATGGTATGGTTTAAGGATAAAGAAAGACTATTTGAGCCATGTGAAATGAGTGCTCATCAGAGTAGGCTGGCTATTGCGAAGTTGGCAGCATATGAACAAGCCGAGGATCAGGGATTGCTACTGCGGTTGCCATGCAAGGTTGGAGATAAATTATATCGTATAACTCCATATGCAAAAGAACCGATTATTACAACACACGTTTTACAAATTAATATCAAGCAGTTTTTCAATGAAAAAATAATTGTAAGAATTGATGTCATGGATAAAATGGGTGAAAGTTGTTATTTCTTAGATGATATAGGTAAAAAAGTATTCTTATCGAGAGAGGAAGCCGAAGCCAAGCTGGCAGAAATGGAAGGTGCGGAATGAAGAGAGAAGAAGCTATCAAGGATTTGGACATTATCAGGTTTAATCCTCATTGGGATGAACTTGTAAATGAAGAATATTGGAAAGAACTTATGGAAATGGCAATCACCGCCTTGCAGAATCAACCGGTGTGGATTCCGGTGAGTGAGAGACTGCCGAATGAAGATGAATTTATAAAATCATATCGAAGAAACAAGTATGCTGCGGAATTTATAGTGATGATCAAGGGGGCAAACAGACCGACCACATTATATTTTACACATGACGGGTGGTGGACGGACAATATGAAAGATAGATACGATGTTACCGCTTGGATGCCACTGCCGGAGCCGTACCGGGAAAGTGAGGAATGATATGAAAGATGGAATACATCCTAATGGATATACAGTGACAAATAAACAGACCAACGCAGACCGGATCAGGAGCATGACGGACGAAGAACTTTTAGATTTCATTTGTTCAATCGAAACATATGATGATGGTATCGCAAAGACCATTGAGGGCGGCGTAGCAATGTGTTCTGTTACAGAGGTGGAACAATGGCTTAAGGCAGAAAGCGAGGAATGAGGATGCAGGACAGATATTTATTCCGTGGAAAGCGGATTGATAACGGGGAATGGGTAATTGGAAATCGTATTGATGATGGTGTAACAGGGCAAGTATTTATTCATACAGTTGGTAACTCGGTAAATGAGAGTGATAAGGTCGGAGAAGAAGGATGTTTGCAGTTTGTGGCATTTGAGGTAGCCCCAGCCACAATTTGCCAGTGCACCGGACTTAAGGATAAGAACGGCAATCTGATTTGGGAGAATGATATTGTAAAAATAAACAATAGTGAGGTAAATACTCTTATAACATTTAGAGATTTTGAAATTATATGTACGATTCCTAGAGAAAAATATTATAAGCATAGGCTTGAGCATACAACTGAATATGAGGTTGTTGGTAACGTATTTGACAATCCGGAACTGTTGGAGGAGTAGCCATGCGAGTACATAACCTTAAAATCTTAAATGATTTTGCAGATGCAGTAGCAATGGGAGACAAGACTTTTGAAATCAGGGAGAATGACCGTGGATATCAGAAGGGAGATTACATCAAATTTCTGGCAATAGAAAAAAACGGTACACCGAATCATCATTGTATCAATAATAAATTATATCTCATTACCTTTGTGATGAATGGATGGGGAATAAAGAACGGATACGTTGTGCTGGGAATCAAAGAAAGTGAGGGTAGCCATGACAGAGAATGAAGCAATCAAAGAACTTGAGACATCTATTGATTTAGCCAAAATGTGTACACAGAATTACGAGAGAAAAAAACGAAATCCAAGGTTACGAGATGGCAATCAAGTCACTGGAAGAAGTACAGCAGTACCGCCAGATTGGCACGGTGGAGGAATGCCGTGAAGCCGTAGAAAAGCATACGGCGATTTCAAGAGAGATTATAGAGGGAAAATACTTCTGCCCAAAGTGTCATAACCTAATGCCTTATCCAGGATATTGCAGATGTGGTCAGAAATTGTATTGATTGGAGGGATGAAGAATGAGCAAAGAACTTAAGCCGTGTCCATTTTGTGGCGGAAAAGCATATACCAAAGTAGTTTCAAGAGACTATATGCAAATAGGTTACTCGATAGGTGCTGAAGTAGGGTGCGAAAAATGTGGTTTTCATATGCGAGGAGAAACTGTATTTGCAGTTGACGAATTTATGAATGTGAAAATTGTTAGCGGAGGTGTGCAACACATGATTGAGAGATGGAACAGGAGGACGAACGATGAAAATACTGATTGATATTCCAAAGGCATTTGAAGTGGACTATAACATAGACCGATTTGCAGAGTTCTTCCAGCGTTGTCTTGCGGATATGAATACCTGCTGTGGTAACTATGAGCAGGAGACCGCAGAGATGATGGAAAAAGCATTTGAAAAGAGCAGACTTTACGACCCGGACAAGGTTGTGGAGCAGTTGGAAGAACGCACAGCATTCCTGAAAGACTGTACGAAGTATGGAAATAAAACAGCAGAGCAGCAGTCAAAATCCTACGACACTATGATGATGTATGAGGTCAAGGATTTAGTAGATGATTTGTTGGAGATAGTAAAGGCAGGTGGTGTAGATGCGAAAACCGATTCCTAAATCAGTTAGAAAATTAGTGTACGCGAAATACAACGGTCACTGTGCTTACTGTGGCTGTGATATACCGGAGAAAGGTTTTAATGTAGATCATTTGCATTGCATCAGAAATTATGAGTACACCGAAGAATTTACCGGAATTGACGTACACGACATAAGTAATCTGATGCCGTCCTGCGGTTCATGCAATCGTTATAAGGCAACAATGGATTTAGAGACATTCAGAAAACAGTTGCAGAAGATACCTGACAGACTGAAAAGAGATGTTTGTACATATAGTATCGCAGTCAGATTCGGTATGGTGCAGGAAAACAGAGAACCGATAAAGTTCTATTTTGAGAAAGTAGGTGGAGTAGATGCAGAACATTGATTACACCGCTCTGTACGAGCAGAATGAGGATTTTAAACGCTACGTTGACCGCTACTGCGTAAAGCACCGTATCAGCGTTGCAGAAGCCTTACAGCACTATCTGGTGCAGATGGCGGGCAGGATGTACAAGGAGCAGGAAGAAACGATTGTAAGAAAGGAATAACGAATGCCCGGTAAACCGTGGAGACATGAACAAAGAAATATTCCCGGATTGTGGAATCATGTGCTATTTAGCACAGAAATAAGAGAAAGGAGCCGAGACTCTGCGCAGAGTGAAGCATATGCGGTCTCCTTGAAAAATGAAAAAATTAAAATGTGAGATTTACAGAGATTCAATGCAGAACTATAAGAAATATGCCATACCTCCGGCACAGCTTATCATTGCAGATGTCCCGTATAATGTCGGCAAGAATTTCTACGGCAGTAACCCTATGTGGTACAACGGTGGGGATAACAAGAACGGTGAAAGCAAACTTGCAGGAAAGGCAGCATTCAATTCTGATTTCAACTTCAATCTGTATGAGTATTTCCATTTCTGCTCAAAGATGCTGAAAAAGGAAGACAAGAATAGCGTTACCAGGGGAAGAAGTAGCAACAGTCCTTGCATGATTGTGTTCTGCTCTTTTGAACAGATGCCTACGCTGATTGATGCCGCCTATAAACATGGATTCGTCCATTACATACCGTTGGTATTTGTAAAAAATTACAGTCCGCAGGTGCTTAAGGCAAATATGCGTGTGGTTGGTGCTACTGAATATGCTCTTGTGTTCTACCGTGACAAGCTGCCGAAGTTCCGGAACGGTGCAAAGGTTGACGAGGACGGAAAGACGATCCGTGGCACTGGGAAAATGATTTTTAACTGGTTCAGCTGGGAGAAAGACGGAAAAGATGTACCGAAGATCCATCCGGCACAGAAGCCGGTAGCAGTGCTAAAAAAACTGATAGAAATTTTTACAGATCCCGGTGATGTAGTGATTGATCCTTGCTGTGGCAGCGGTAGTACCTTAAGAGCAGCCGCAGAGATCGGGAGAAGTGCATTCGGATTTGAGATTGACCGCAATTTTTATCAGAGAGCCAAAAATGAGATGATTGTCTTTGAAAGAGATAATCAGATTAGTTTTGAGGATATTCCGGGGGTGATGCCATGATTAACGGAGAATTGATTGTTGACAACTTTGCTGGTGGTGGAGGTGCGTCCACCGGAATAGAGATGGCAACCGGATACAGTGTGGATATTGCCATTAACCATGATCCGGAAGCTATTAAGATGCACAAGGCAAATCATCCGAATACAAAGCATTATTGCGAAAATGTGTGGGCGGTTGATCCGGTCAAGGCATGCAATGGGCATCCTGTCGGACTTGCCTGGTTCTCGCCGGACTGCAAGCACTTTTCAAAGGCAAAAGGTGGCAAGCCAAAGGATAAGTTTATCCGTGGTCTTGCATGGGTAGCCTGCAGGTGGGCTGGACTGGTACGACCAAGAGTGATTATGTTGGAGAATGTGGAAGAATTTAAGACCTGGGGACCACTAAACAGAGGGCATCATCCCATTAAGGCAAAGCAGGGTAAAACTTTTGAGAAGTTTGTCCAGCAGCTTACAGATTTGGGTTATGAAGTGCAGTTTAAGGAATTGGTTGCAGCCGATTACGGTGCGCCCACCATGCGAAAGAGATTTTTTATGATTGCGCGGTGTGACGGCAAGTCGATCATCTGGCCGGAGCCAACACATGGACCAGCTGACAGTGAGGCTGTTAAGGCTGGTCTCTTAAAAACGTATGTGGGTGCATACACGCAGTTGGACTTTTCCTTGCCATGCCCCAGCATCTTTGACACCTCGGAAGAGATCAAAGAGAAATATGGAATCCGGGCGGTGCGACCGCTGGCACCGAAAACGATGGAGCGGATTGCAAGGGGATTGAAAAAGTTTGTATTCGAGAATCCAGAGCCATTTATTATTCAGTGCAACCACGGCGGCGAGCGTAGACCGAACGATATCCGGGATCCGATGCCAACTATAACCGGAAAGCACGGTTACGGTGTGGTAGAACCCTACATGATTCCTATTGGATATGGGGAAAGAGACGGACAAGCACCCAGAGTACATGATGTAGAGAAACCATTGCCAACGATAGTCGGAAGCGGAAAGCATTATCTGTGTGAGCCGTACATGGTGCAGATCGGGCAGACTGGCTTTACTGCAGACAGAAGCAAGGATGTGAGAGAACCGCTCACAACCATAGTAAGCAAGAATGAACATTGCCTGATAAGTCCTACTCTGATCCAGTACCATTCCGAGACGGCGCAGGGAGAAGTCCGCGGGCAGACCATAAAAGATCCAATCATGACCGTGGATGGATCGAACCGGTATGGACTGGTTACCTCATTTCTGCATAAGTATTATGACGGTGGCTACAAGGGAGCAGGAGAGAGCATGGAGAAGCCGTTGCCGACAGTCACCTCATGGGACCATAACAGTGTGGTGACGGCAAACTTGATCCAGATGAATAATCACTGTGACGGCCGGGACGTGAGGGATCCAATACCTACAATTACAGCCGGCGACGGGCACTTCGGAGAGGTTAGAGCCTTTTTGATTAAATATTATGGGGATGCTACCGGTCAGGACATTGAGCAACCGCTTGATACGGTTACGACCAAAGACAGATTTGGGTTGGTGACAATTGAGGGCGTGGATTATCAGATTGTGGATATCGGGCTTCGGATGCTGGAGCCGCGGGAACTGTACGGATGCCAGGGATTTCCGGACGATTACATAATTGATCATGATTACACAGGAAAGACCTACCCGCGCAGTGAACAGGTCCGCCGATGCGGTAACGCTGTTTGTCCGCCTATACCTGCAGCATTGGTAAGAGCAAACCTGCCGGAATTATGCGTGGCAGAGCGTACACCGAACATGAGAATAGAAGCAGAGCAGACCGGGCAACTTCGGTTTGCGTAGTAAGTGAAATCAGGAACTAAAAAGTGAAATAGTAACTCAAAATTTGAGTTAAAAAATGAAAAATTTTATTAAAAATTTGAGTTTCTATTTGAGTTGTTTTTAATAAGTTAAATTAGGATTTACCGGAGGAAATATGAAATGGGAATGACAAGAAATCAACTTGCCTTAGTGCGATATGTGGCTGAAAACAATATACAAAAAGCCAAAGATGCAGCTCTTTGCTGCTGTGCGGAAGATACAACTCAGAAGAATCACTATGCAGTCACAAAATATCAAAGTCTATTACGATCTGGTGGAATGAATCTTATGGAGCTACCAGCAAATGTTTCCATTTTTGCAACGATGGAAGATCTGACAAATACATACTTAGAAAGCAGATATTATCTGACCAATGAAGAAAAGGAATTATTCGAACTGATCAAGAACATGAATGATGTGAGTTTACAGCTTATGGAGAAACAGATCCCGTATCTGAATGCAACATTGCTCTATGGCGAGAGCGGAGTCGGGAAGACGGCTTTTTCCAGGTATGTAGCATATAAACTTGAAATGCCGTATTTATATGTGAATTTTTCAAGAATGCTTGATAGTTATCTTGGTGGAACTGCAAAAAATCTTACGAATCTGTTTAATTTCATCAATCAGCATCAATGCGTTGTAATGTTGGATGAAATCGACAGCTTGGCAGTAAAGAGGGAATATGGTGGTGGCGGTGCAAGCGCAGAAGTTTCCAGAAGCACTACATGTTTATTACAGCTATTAGATTCCGTTACGAATGACCACGTAATTATTGCCGCAACAAACCTCATAGATGATGTTGATACCGCAGTGAAGCGTAGATTTACAGAAAAGCATGAGTTACATAGGCTTTCAGCGGAAGACAATGAGCGGTTTATCAGACAGTACCTTGACGATGCAGGATTTTCTTATGATTTGGATTCTGTTAGAAAGTATGCTGCAGAAAATCATTCACAAGCTGAAATTATGACGCATGTAACAAGAAGCATTGCAAGTACGCTTATCAACAAGGGTGAACTGGTAATGTTGTAAACTGAAATATTAAGATTTATGGAGGCATTTGTATGAGAAAAATACATGAATGTGCAGAAGATATAAAAAATATTTTAAATGATGCAGAACGAACCGAAGAGGTTGACGGAGATATGCTATGTAGTATTAATGAGTTGGTGGATGAAATTTTATCAATATATTGTTTAGAAAAACAACAAAGAAAAATGGCTATAGCTGAAGAAAATGAGATTCTTTCAGAAGAGGCTAAAAAAGCAGGATGGAAGTCTGGTGTTATGAACATCTAAACTGAAATATCGCAAAAATTGTGTAACGAAAGAAGATAGGCATGTTAGGTAAAATGAACGATCTGATGGGCGGATATACCGTTATAGTTACAACCAAACAGGTCCAGCGGCGCAGACACAAAAAGAAGCGCATCAATAAAAAGTGGATTAAGCGGTATGGATACATCACCAAAGATTGGCAAAAACGCGGAGAAATGGTTGTAGATCAGGTACATATGACCATGTATATGAATCAGGCAACATATAATGATCTGATTATTGCTCTGAAGAATAGGTAAAAGAAAGGAGATAGGCCTATGCCAAGACCCAAGAAAGAAGGTAAGAAGAACATCCGGAAAGATATCAGCATGGATCCGGAGCAGTACGAGAGATTAATTGATTACTGCCGGTAGCAGGACAGACCTATCTCTTAGGTGATCCGGCAGGCGCTGGATGTATATTTATCGGAGGTGGAATATGAGAAGAATACGGCTTGTTAAGGTATTAGCACCGGAGAGCGTGGCAAGAACGTATGACAGTGCAGGAAACAGAGTAGACGAAGATTTCCGCTGTGTGGAATGCGGCATGGGAGTTGCCCGGGAATATGCCTGCTGTCCTTACTGCAAATGTGAACTTGACTGGGACAGGGTTATAAGTTCTTCTGATTGCGCATTTCGGAAATTGTTTGGTTGATTATTTGTGTAATTATGTGTAACGTTACACATCAAAACTGAAATTTAGATAAGGAGAATGGCTTATGAAGTTATCAAAACTGACTAAGCCAGAACTTGAAGAAATCTTCCGGAACGCCAATTTTACGGAAGAGGAAGAGAAAGTGTTTTGGGATTTGTCTAAAGGAATTTCTCAAAAAGAAATATCCTTTAGACATTCCATTTCTGTAACTACTGTAGAAAGAAGAGTGAGGTCTATAAAAAATAAACTTAAGCGGTTAGAAGGTGATAGATTTGGAACTTTCTGATATGGAAATATTGCAATATGCCGTTAGCAATGGTATGATTGACACGGAATCTTTGCAAAAAAGCATTGAAATGAAAAAGAAAGAGGAGTATCTGAAGAAACACCAATACAAAATCAACAAAGGCAAAGACGGATACTGGAGAACTTATTTGCCAGATGAAGAAAAAGGAAGGAGACTTGTAAAAAAGAAAAGCGAGGAAGATCTCAAAGAAGAAGTTATTGAGTTTTACTACCAAAAAGAGCAAAATCCAACAGTTACAGAAGTGTTTTACGAATGTGAAGACCGGAGATTGTCTCTTAAAAAGATATGTAAAGCAACATACGACAGAGACGAGAGATATTTTCTCAGACACTATGGAGAGTTGGGAAAGCGAAGAATAAAATCAATATCAGAAGATGAATGGGGGGATTTTTTAGAGGAAGAAATTGCCGATAAAGAGTTGACACCTAAATCTTTTTCCGGTCTAAAAGGAATTACAAGAACTTTCCTTAAACGGGCGAAAAAACGTAAACTTATTGATTTTAATATCGTAGAACTGTTTGATAATCTTGACGTATCTGATAGTGATTTTAAAAAAGTAATAAAAGAAGACTATGAAGAAGTATTCGACGAATATGAAACTGATGTAATGATTAAGTATCTTGTCAGCCACCTTGATACTTCTAATGTTGCTATATTGCTTATGTTTTTAACTGGTATACGTATCGGAGAAGTTGTAACATTAAGACATTCCGATTTTTCTGATAATACTTTTAACGTTCGCAGAACGGAGACGAAGTATAAAGACGAAAACGGAAACAATGTTGTTGAAGTAAAAGAGTATCCCAAAACCAAAGCAGGAATCAGAACAGCAATTATACCGAATGATTATGTATGGATTTGCGATAAAATAAAGTACATGAATCCGTTTGGAGATTACATTTTTACCAAAAATGATATTAGGATCACCGCACAGGCGGTTAGGCAAAGGCAGAAAAGGCTTTGCAGGAAATTGAAAATTTATCCAAAGCCACCGCACAAAGTAAGAAAGACATATGGAACTATTCTTATGGATAACAATGTGGATAAGAGACTTGTTATGGATCAGATGGGGCATACAGATATTATGACATCAGAAATACACTATCATAGGAACAGGAAAACCATTGAAAAGAAATCGTCTATTTTGAGTAGTATACCAGATTTACAGGCAAGGTGATTTGACTACTATTTTTGCGAAAGTAGTCAAAAGTAATCAACAAAAAACACCTAGAAAGCCAGTAAATATGCGGAAAGTAAGAGGAATAGAGTGGGGTTCGAGCCCCCTTGCTTCCATTTTTTAGTAACTATTCAGAGCGACGGCAAAGTACTGGATAGTTATTTTTTTAATCAAATCAAAGGAATACAAAAGCA